ACTGCCAATATTTCCTACACCTACTAGGCCAACTGTTGGCATTACTAGATCACAGTCTTGTTGATACTTGTTGATTATTTGTGTGTTGTCCAATTGCTGTTGAATCTCTTGTCGTTGTTGTTGATCAATTGCACTGCGTACAATCTCTTTGGGCTGTTTCATATGTTTGATCACTGCGTCGATATGTTGATGTCCTGTGGGTTGCATATCGTCTAAGTCTATTAGGTATTCAACATCATAGTCTTGTAAGAAACTTTGTTGTGTTCTAAAATGAGGATCTTTAGACAAGTCTCCCTGCATAATATAATCAACACACTGTTCAAAACTAAACTGTTGATTTTGCATTGCTCTCCATATTTGTCCTGCTAGTCTTTTACTAGGATGTCTCACAAATGCATAACCCGTATAACCAGTAAGATCAAAATACTTTTCTAATGTATAGCCAAACTGCTCTGCTAGATGCATAAATTCTGTGTTACCATTACGCCATATAGGCACAAAGAATGTTTGTTGTTGAATGTTTACCCACACTGCATCATGCCATATATTCATATCAGATACTTGTTGTATAACGTGTTTGGGTTTCATTGAAATACTTGCTCTAGTTTTTTTATTTGTTGCTGTTTGTATTCATTGTGATACAAATCCATATTGTGTTGTAACACTTGTAACATTTCGTTAGAATATCCTTGTTGAATATCTATGTTGTTTCTTATGTAGTCTAGTGTTTGCAACATGCCGTCCATGCGCTGTTTAGCAGTAGGCAGTGTGTCATAACTTTCATCCCAAAATTTATCAAACGTTTTAAATCCTAAACTGCGTAACTCATCTAACCCGCCGCGGTCACCGAACATAACAAATGGTTTGCCCATTACTATTGGTCTACTAGCTTTTTCTGTCAAGAATACTTTTTGATTACTGCAATTAAACTCGCCGACAATGTGCAAATATGTGCGTTCACTAAAGTAATCTAAGTCATGTATTTGTTCTTTGTATTGTATATCTTCAACAGGATCGTAGTTTTGATCTAGTGTTTTAGTTAGTGTTCTAAACCCGAGATCAATTTGATCTTCAGGCAAATATTCTCTGAGAAATCTAATTATATCTTCATCTTGCCATGGCTGTTCACTAAAGTCATGTAAACTGTATATACAATTATCAAACAGATTCATTTGATTTGCTTGATGCAGTGCATACAGTCTATGTTCTCTGCAACGTCTGTTTAGCCATAAAAAATGTTTGTTAAATTTATCTACATTTTGTATGGTGTAACCATTGGTATATTCAAAATATCTATTAAAAGGTTCATTGTAGTGTACAATGGGCCAATCTTCATGTTGTACAACATCTTTGATACTGCTAGGACTTATAAACACACTGTTGTTTAGTATGTTGTGTTGTTTGCAAAGTCTATAGCAAACATTGTAAAGATCAATGCTCAACAAGTTGCCACTTTTTTGTAAATTGGTTTCATGTTGATTTACTGTATGCCACCAATCTGTAAACATGAATACTAGTTTTATTTCTCCTGTAATCACGTCTGGCCAGATATCGCTGTGTATCTGATCTAATTGTTCAAAGTGTGTTATTTGATCAAATGGAACGCCATTTGCATCTGGTCTATTATATGGTGTATCCATTACCAAACACTTTTTATTACCTTGGTTAATCAGTTGTCTGATTAACCCTTGGTCTCTTATTAGATCACGTAACGGTCTATACAAATCAGTTGCAGGTATTATATTATTCATGCCAGTATTCTTGATACTCCGGAACATATGTTAGTATGCTTTGATTTCTCACTTTGTCTAGTTTATTAGTTTCGTTAATAAACATTTCCCATAAATCAGGATTGCGTTCTGTATTCATTACATGTTCTAACAAACTGCGATTATTACTTACTTCCCACTCTTCTGCACCACTGTTCTCTAGTGCTTGTATAGCCTGCTCGTATCCTTTGTCTTTGATAGGTTGCGGCAAGTGGATTGCATCCATCATTGCTGGTTGTGTTACTTGAATTAAAAACGGAAGTTGGAACATAATAGGTAGCGTTTGTGTGTATCTATACAAATTTCCTAAGTCTAGCCAGGTTAAACTGCTGAGTGTACTGTGTATCTGTAAACTTAGTTTATCTGAGCCTAACTTTTGTTGCCACTCAAAAACTCTGTTGAGATTACGTTCCCACTTACTCCATTTACCAGGCCACCTTACATATTCGTTTACGCCTTCTACACCGTCACAACTCATATTAATCTGCACAAGTTTAAAGTGTTGCCATAGATCATATACTTTGTCTTGAATAGCCAGCATATTACTGTTGAACTGTAGTACAATCTCACCTGCTCTACCACTGTCAATTATCTTTTGTAGTATGTCATAATACTTTGCATTAAACAAAGGTTCACCACCTAACATGTTTACATGTTTAAGTGTTGGTAATATCTCATTGAAGATTTTATCAAACTGTGGCGTATCATACCATTCAAATTTTGTTTTGTCTAAATGTGCTCCTGTTTCCCAAAAGTCCAGCTGTGGGTTTTTATAGATCTCGTCTGCCCACATACTGCTACTCCAAGGATTGCACATTCTACACTGAATATTACACTTATTACCTAGTGTAAATTCTACATATTCAATCTTAACTTGTCTTTGAAACGTTTCGGGTGTAGTGCAACCAAAACTATTGTTCCACATATTTCTATAGCTTTCACCGCCATTATCTTCGCTTACCCAACATCTATCACAGAAACTATGCTTATGATTAGCTTCAACATCTTTTCTTAATTCAATATGCGGTTCACCTTGCAACAACTCATTTAAGTTATCACTATCCCATATGCTTTTAAATTTCCATCCTGTGTCTTTAAAACTTTGTTTATGAAAGTTATAGTTACAGCAAGGACGTACTTGACCTTGAGGATCAATGCTAAGGTGATTGTAAGGTAGTACGCAATAAGTTTGTTTATCCATGTTATCCTTTGTAGGCTTTGATACTGGTGATCTTGCCGTCTTTCATTGTAAACACATCTACTACATCGATGCTAGTATCATCGTCTATTTGTATCAGTAGTTTTGCAATACAGTGTTGTTCACTTTCAGCAATGTCTAGTACTGTTGCTTTAATGTCTGGAACGTCTGCCCATATTTTTCTATTCATCTCTACTACATCAATTAACCCACTCACACTGTTATCCCAATCAACTAGTGTAACATCATTGTCGAATAAATGTGTAAGCCAACGTGCATCCTGTGCATTCCATGCAGCAAAGTAATTAAGTGCTAATTGCTTCATAATTTTTATCCTTGTATTTTGTAATATAAATGTCTGTACCACAGTGACAATGGCTCTTAGGACAAATTATACTGTCAGGTAAATCCAATTGTAATTCAGGATCATATAAATTACCAACTTGTGGCATAACTCCACAACTACCCATATCTATTTTGCCTTCACAATTGATAAAGATACTCTCCATTGGTATTAGACATTTCCATCCTTTGAAGAAGTTTTTGCTTTCTGCTACTAGTCTGTTACAATTAATAGGCTGAGTAGATCCGTCATTGTATACTTCTATACTGCCCATGCCTTCTGCTTTTGCAGGCACGTTGTATTTAATATCTTGTTCTAAGTTGGTTGTTTCTAAAAACTTCTTGTGTTCTGGATTTTTATAATTGTAAGGCCTTGTTGTGTGACTGAGCTCTTCGAAGATAGGTACATACTCTACACGCCAGTTGTGTTCACTCATTTCTGTTTTTAGTCTTTTACTAAAGTCAATAACTTCATCCCAAGTTGGTTCGTGCATCATCATACGCCCACATAGATAGTTTACTTTATCACTTAAAAATTTATAGATTTCCATATAGTGATCACTGTCTACAAACTCAGGATGGTAACTAGCAACAACATCATCAAAATAGTGTACATTCTTTTCCCACCACGACATTTTGCTACTTAGATTTGTGTTTACTGCAAACTTGACTTCACTCATTCCACTAGCTAGTATGTGATCCATAACAGGAATCAAAGGCTTCCAATAACAAGGTTCACCACCTGAGAAGAAAACTTTTAGTCTAGTATAACCTCTGCTTAGTTCATAGTCTATGATCTTTGTTAAACCTTGCTTAACAGCTTCTATGTCTAAATTTAAATTGCTTCCATTCCAATTGTTTTCATTACAGTATGTGCAACGAAAGTTACACAAATTGCTAACTTGCCATGTTATGTTTACAAACGGTTCGCCTGCTTGTTCAATCCTGATAAGTTCATGCGTCATCGTTTAGTACCTTTTGTGCAATATTTAAAAAAGTTTTGTACCAAACTGTTCCTCTATTTCTATCCATTGTGTCGCAGTATTCTCTAAACTTTTGCAATCTTTCAATTCTTACTTCTTCATCTAGTGTATCATCTCTGAGGATTTTAATTGCTTGTTGACTACCATGTTGCCAATATATATTTGGAACATCATAGTTAGGTTTATACTGTTCCAGTATATCCGCAGCTTCTTGTCTAATATGCAAAGGAATAGTTCGAACATCCAAATAATTTGGACTATCAAGTATAATAGGACTCCAAATATATTGACGCTGATGTTCTTCTTTGCTCCAATAACTTCTGTGTTTGTGTACCCAATCTAACATATCAGGAATTGCGTCCCAATTGTAATTTTGAAATACTGTGTAGTGTTTAATTTTCCAACTTGGAGGGAAGTTGTCATAGATATGCACCATGTGCGTTTCTATCTTTTCCCACTGAGTAGGATAACGTATGTAATAGTTCCTGTCATATAAATGATCAATGCTGATCTGAAACTCTCCGTGTTTAAAGCGTCTCATTGTTTGGAAAAATATTTCATTCCAAGTTGTTAAATTTGTTGTAAGTGCAATATAACAATCAGTGTTTCCACTTTCTAATATCATTTGCATAATTTCGATATTACGTTTAATAAGTGTAGGTTCACCGCCTGTGAGATACAAACGTTTAAGGGTGGGAGCAAGTTTGCGTATAGTTTTATCAAACTCATCACTCATCCACCAATTCCAATTACTAGCATCAGCTAGATCAATTTCATATGACCATTCGTTGCGCATCCATCCTGGTAGATTCTTATCAACTGCTAGAATTTTTTTACGTTCATTATAAATTCTATCACTGCTTAAACTCCAGCAACTATTGCAACGTAGATTACAAAAGTGTCCTAGTCTAAGTTCTAAACTTTGTGGTAATGGAGGTTTAACAACTTGATAGTGTTTTGGATTAGCCCATTCTTTTAGCTCACCAAATGCACTTTGTCTACTGCTTTGTATACCTTTGTCTTCTAGTCTCCAACAAACGGCACACGCTTCTGGACGTTCACCATTTAGCATTTGCTTACGAACAGTTGTCATATAATCGCTGTTCCATATCTCGTCAATACTGTGTGTGCCGAAGTTTAGTTCTTGGCCATCGCCACCTGTTGCATGAATGTTTTCATTGATACTACAACACAGTTTTACACTGCCTTCTGTGTTGCTGTTTAGATTAGTAAAAGGATATAAACAATAAGTGCTACTCACGATATGCTCCAATACATTCTAATTCAGGAAGTGCTTCTAGCCAATTTTCATTCCTAATACGATCCCATCTTTCAAACTCTTTGATAGTTTCAGGCAGTAATTCAGTCCTATCAGTTTTATTCATAAAGTTTATAGTACCCTGTCCACTATCAATAATTTCATTGGCGGGCCAATGATCTGGACAAAAGTCATCTCGTTTTAGTAACCATTCTAAATGCTGTTCCCATCTATCTGTTACACGCTTTTTATATTCTGTAGGAAGTGTTTGTACACTTAAAAACTTCGGATCTAGTAGATTGTTTAGTCTTACTTCTCCAGCGTTAAGCAATCCTCTTTCAGTCCAGTTTTCAAAGAAATCAGGTAAGTGTAAAATATTCATCATGCTTACTGTAGGACAAATATCAAAGAAGATGTTGGGCAATTGTTCTTTCATTGCAATACGATTATCTTCTATATCTTGCCACACTGTGCCTTTTCTAATGTACTCAGCACGACTGCCCATGCCATCTAAACTAGCACTAACTTTTACACTTTTAAATTTGCGCCATAGGTCAAATATGTGTTGATTTTTATATGTAAGTTGACTAAAGTTTGTGGTATACAGTATGCTTACATTTTCTGCATGTCCTGTTTCAACCCAATGATTCATAATATCCCAGTGCATGTCAGTGACCATTGGCTCACCGCCTGCCCAATATACTTCTTCAACTGTGTCTAAATAAGGACGCAATTCTTCTAAGAAGCCTGGTTTGTTTTTGAGTTGGATAAACTTTTGAGGTGCAACATCATCTGGAACATGTCCAAATTCTTTCATAAAGTCGTCATACCATTGTGTACTAAATGTAGGACTACAACTACGGCAACTCATATTACACATATTACTAAATCTAAAATCCATATATGTAAAGTTTACAGTGTCATAAGTACCATCTTGTTGTGTATCATTGGTTCTCCAATAATGATGTGCAAAACGATTATTCATATTTTTTCGCAGTGTGTATGCATTACTATCTGCTTCTAGTTCATAGCAACGATTACATGCACTGGTCTTTTTATCAGCCAACATATTGCTTCTAAGTGTTCTTGCTAGATCGCTGTTCCACAGTTCACTTAGTGTATTAGTGTTAGTATTTCCGTAGTCATTGCCATAACTGTGATCAGCCAAACAACAAGGAAAAGCACGACCATTGGGCCACACATGCATGTGTATCCATGGTGCCATGCAAAAGGTTTTGCTCTCTGTTAAATTATATTTTTCGTTTTGCATTACCATCCTCGGTTTGCTACTTTTTCATAATGATCGCCATATGTTTTAAGTTCTTCTAATTCAGTATAGACATCATAGCAATTGTTATTGCGGATCTTATCCATCCAGCGTTGTTCATCGTGAAATCTATCTATTAGTTGAGAATTATCTTCGCTCCATAGATATTTAAGCAATCCATCAATCATACTTTGCATGTGATCTGGTCTATAGTCCCAATCAGGATGAGCATGATAAAATGCTTTTTCAATATAGTCTCTGTGTTCTAACCAACGTTTTTCTACACGTTTTTTAAATTCAGTTGGCATCACTGTCATACTCAAATACTCAGGATGTGTGAGTAGAGTTAAGTTAAAGTCGATAGGATCTACTAGTTCTTCTTCAATCCATTCCTTGTGAAAGTCAGGCCAATGTAGTACATTAAAAATACCTATTGTACTGCTCAAAAAGAATCTTGTATCAGGACTGTCTTTAATCATGTCTTTGCGATTTTGTACAATATCAGTCCATACTGTATCCTTACGCAAATATTCTGCACGTTCCCAATTGTCATCTAAACTTGCACCCACATGTACATTGCTAAACTTATTCCAATAGTCAAAGATATAACGATTGCCTAATCTAGTTTTTGTAAAGTTTGTGGTATAACTTATTTTTAAATCAGTATTACCTGCTTCAATCCATGTATCTAGCATACGATAATGTTCTTCTGTCATCAATGGCTCGCCGCCTGCAAAGTACGCATGTTGCACTTCGCCAATCAGAGGCAATGCTTCTTCCCAAAAACTTTTTGGTAACTGTAGCAGTGCAGGTCCATCGTACTCGTGTCTTTTAACACTATCGTTATACCAACTACTGCTAAACTTTACACTACAACTCAAACAACGTAAATTGCACAAGTTATTGAATCTTACATCCCAATAATAAATTTTAGGATCATCATGACTGCCGTCTTGATTAGTGTCTTGTGTTCTATAAAAATAATCAGAAAAGTCTTTGTTTAATTCTCGTCTAAGTGTGTATTGGTTGCCTGCGGCTTCTTGTTTGATACAACGTTCACATGTCTGACTGGGTTTGTCAGCTAGCATGTTAGTTCTCAGTTCCTTCATCAATGAACTGTTCCATAAGTCACTTATACTGTTGTCTTGTATGTTTCCAAGTTTGCCACTAAACGGTGTGTCTTCATCTGGTACAACCACACAGCATGGCATTGCTTCCCCACTGGGCCACAAATGCATTGTTACCCATGGTGCCATGCAAAAATGTTTGCTTTCATTAACAAGATAGTCTTTATTCTTCGTCATGTCCAAATTCTCCAACCAGCTCATCATGACTGTACATCTTAGTAGGATAGTTCCTAACTTTTCTGTAGTTTATTAGTGCATTAGCTAAGCCTGGATGATGCCATACAAAATCATCGTCCCAATGAAAATCTATTTCGTCTTCAGATAACAGATCATCTTTACACTGTCTGTTGTATTCCATAAACCTAATATCTTCTAGTGTACTACACAAATCGTAATAGTCACTCATTTCAGGAAAGATATTTTTGAAGTTTGTGTTTCTACGTTTGTCTGTGGCTTTAATAAACAATATCCAGTTACGTCTTGCATCATCTATTTCTCTGGGCTGTAAGTATGCATCAGTATTTACTTTACTACGTTTTTCACATATTGTTTTCCACATACTCACAACTCGTTGCCAGCTTTTTACTTCTTCTTCACTGTAGTAGTTAAAATAATTATCGTCGTGTTGATCCTTGGGATATTTTTGCCAGTTGCTTTTCCATTTGTTTTTTTCAAAATAAGCAGTTACTAGATCAAAATATTCATCATAACGATCCGGTAATCCTACTAGTGTCCAATGATTAGGTTCAGTGCAGTGTGGAATGTCAAACATTACCTTAGGATATTCTTTTCCGTGTTGTAGTTCTCTTCTCCACTCGTCGATTTTCTTTAAAAACTCTACATAGCTGGTAACACACATGATATTAAATGTGTTCATAATCTGTATGCCGCTAAAGTCGTCTACATGATGATGTCCTAGCTTTTGCATAATAAGTTTGAGATTTGTTTCAAATAATTCTAAGTTTAATCCGCTTCTGGCATAAGTGGCTCTATCGCCCCAACTTTCAATGCTGCTGTACAGTGCAAATTTTTTGATCTTTTTCTCTGTTAACAATTTGTTTACTTTGGTAATCATTCGCTCGACCAATTTGGTCTTTACATTTAGATTTGTATTGAGCTGTACAATCATATCAGCACATTCGTTTGTTTTCTCGAGTCTGTCAAAAAACTTCCAAACGTTTTGTTGTAGCAGTGGTTCGCCGCCTGTGACACGAATTACTTTGAGTGACTTGCGCAGGTATGGCCACCATTCCCAAAATGCTTCTACATATGGGTTATCATCTTCTGGATAGATTTTCTCATCCAATACTTGTAAATGTTCTGCATTTTCCAATGGACCTTGCATCATTTCTTTTTGCCATGCACTGCTAGCCTTGGGATGACAGTATGCACATTTCATATTACACTCATTGCCAAAACTAATTTCTAGATAAGTGGGCTGATAGTTGTGATCCCATCCCATTTCTTGTATTTTTTCATGTGCATTTGGAGTAAGCAATAGTTCATTTTTACTTTTGATTACTCTGTCGCTGATGTATTCGTCGCCCATATCTTCTACACGCCAGCAGTAATTACATTCACTAGGACGCTCTCCTAAGATCATTTGTTTGCGGCGTTCAATTTTATGTTTGGTATTGTGCAGTGCGCTAGGGTTATCTTTAATTTCTTCCAATGGAATCTGATGTGGCAATGGATGATAACAACTGTGTGTTTGACCACTTTGTAGATATATTGTACTAGTAAAGAATTTAGCTGTACACATAGTATCACAGCCATAACGCTCTTTCATATTTTCACGTTCACGTATATAGTCTACATTTTTAAACATTATATTTCTCTTTCCATTTAGCAAACACTTCTGCAAATTCAGGGAATGTTGCACTAAAGTCTGTGTTTCTTCTGTAGTCGTGTGCACCAAAGAATCTTATAAAGTTTTCTTGTGCTTCTTGTTTTTGTTCACTGCTATCAAAGCCTTGTTTCATAAACTCAATACTGCGATCAAAACGTTCGATTTGATGCGGTTTAAATCCTACCCATCTACTTTTTCTATGTTGATCTTCGTTTGCTTTCATAAATTCTAGTGCTTCATCTGCGTAGTGCCAATGACTTTCTGGTGTAAGTTGTAAACTTTGCCATTCAGGATAACGTAGCATAGGTGTATCCAAAAATACTTTGTGATGTCCATACACTACAATATTGCCATCTGCATCACGTCTACTTTTAGTTACATTGTGTACCCTTTGTAGTTCTAATATGCCCTCTAATAATTTCTGAATGCTGGGTAAACTAAGCATGTTAAATGTTACAATAAACGTAACAAGACCTTCGTCTACTCTACTCAAGTAATTATGCACATTGTTCCACATGCGATCAAAATCTAATCCATGACGCATATATTCAGCTTGATCGCCCCATCCGTCGACACTAACAAATATTCTAAAACGTTTGAGTTTTTTATACTCACTGATAAAACTAACTTTGTCTACAAAGTTATTCCACAGTTTATCAGGAACACTAGCATTGGTTGTAACAGCCATTTCTAAATCATCTCTGCCGTTGTCTATTACATAATCTAGTACACGAAATGTATTCTTATCCATAAGCGGCTCGCCGCCTGTCATGCGAAAGTTTTGTAGCTTAGGATATAGTTCAGGCCACCATTGCCAAAATGCTTCCACATATGGATTGTGTTCTCTGTTTGGAATAGGGTACTGCCCTATTTGTTTGAAATAGTCAATGCTGTTGTGCGGTACTTTAGTAGGATAAGGACCATGCTGTTCAATATCTTCTGCCCACTTACTGCTTAAATGTGGACTACAATAACTACATGCTAAGTTACAAGCATGATTAAAATTGATCTCCATAAAGCGTGGCTCAATATCTCCTTGCGCTCCTGTTTGTATTACATCATCCCATCCAGCCTGAGCCCAAGGCTCGCTACTGCGATAGTGACGATCACTGTTAAATGATCTGTCCATCTTTTCGATGTTCCAACAGTAGCTACAACCATCCGGCTGTTCACCGTCTAGCATCATCTGACGTTGCTCTTTTTTCTGTGGAGTATTGTGCAATCCTTTAGGATTGTTTACAATATTATCTACTTCAATTTTGTGTATAGGTGGAAGGAAACAACTGTTGGTAGTTCCGTTAGTTAAATGAACACTAGTCCACAACCATTTAGCCATACACATAGTAGGGCTAATTTCGTCTAGTTTTGGCTTTACTAACTCTGCCGCTGTTTCTGGATCTGGGTCTAACTCATAGTTATTTTTATCTGTCATCTACGTTCAATATCCTCTTCAATACATTTTTTACCGTATTGAACTTCTAATATGTGACAAGGTTCGTCATAAGGATTGTACGCTCGATGCCAGTCATATACATTAATAACATGTGTTTTGTTTTGTGTCAATAGAACAGTTTGATCTCTACCTGCATTTGTTTGTATAATATCATCCTTCTCTATTTCTATTTTACAACTTCCACTTAGTATATACCAATGTTCACGCCTGTGCATATGACGTTGATCACTTAGACTGCATCCTGGATTGATCACAAGTTCTTTTACTTTGACTGTGCCTTTGTCATCTAGTACACGCCAGTACCCCCATTCACGTTCAGTCTTTTGTGTCTTCCACTCGTCTAATATCCAACTACTACTGTTGGCTTTGTAGTCTCCTCCAACACCCCAGGCAAATTTCACATCGGGATGATCTCCCCAAGTTTTGTATTCTGGTGTAGTAATATTGTTCCTATCACCACCGTTAGCAAAGATAACTTTTATATTTCCGTGTGTAGCAAGAGTTTTATAAATGGCTCCGCAGGCAGTATCGTCGCTGTCATCAAAACTAATTACTGTGTCAACGCACTCTAGCGCACTTATAATCTTACTACGTTCTTGGAAAGACATAAAAGGTCTGCCTTTTTTACGAATTAACCATTCGTCGCTGTTCAAACCCACAACTAGTTTGTCGCCTAGTTGTTTAGCGGCTTTAAAATATTCAATATGACCTGAATGTAACGGATCAAATCCTCCTGTTACAAGTACAACGGTTTTATTCAAGGCTGTCTTCCACTTGATCTTCTCTGACCATAGCACCAAGTCTAGCAGGATTTTTATACACAGTTTTGAAGAATCTACTTCCGTCTACGCCAATATCAGCTATCTCTAAATCTAACTTTCCTCTGATGTCGTCTCCTAATCTAACAGTTTCTTGTTTTAGTTTTTGCATATCCCACATCATACCTGTACGTGGACACAACTGTTCGCCGCCTTCAAATTGTGGAGCAAGTTCTTTGTTAAAATATTCCGTGAGCCAATCAAAGTCTCTAACGTTTTTCCAATCCCAATCATTTCTTACAATGTTAGTCATATGGCATCCAAGTCTAGCACCATATATTGCCCATAGTCCATTGGTAACATCTTCACCAACTGTCATCCATACCATTAAGCGTTTGTAATTTTCTCTAAAAATATGTTTGATTCTATCAGGATCAACTACATCACCGCCTTCTAATCCCATCTTAACGCCTTCACGAAATCCAGCTCTCCATGCTTGTAGCGGACTTCCGTTATTCATAACATCACAGTAGATATTGTTCATTTGTACATAGTGTATGTTCCAGCAAAAATCTACTTGTGCGGCTTTGTCATTGGCTGGTGCAGCTTCGTGTGTACGCATACGATTAACAACATCAACGGGCCAACACTTGATACCGCCGTTGCCGTATACTAGACCGTTAATAGTATTCTTACCTGCCCAACTAATAACATCTGCATCTCTAACACGATCCATATCAACTTCAATATTAAAGAAGTCTTCTCTAACAATGTTGTCAGCGTCTACAGTAATAAAGCGGTCTGTTTCACTTAATGCGGCTGCGGCTTTGTGTGCAGCATCACTGCCCCATACTCCGTGACTGCGTTTTGCCCACGGGCATTTTTCTAATAGGTCGCTGTAATTTTCATCTGCATTTGGTTCGTCATAGCTGATAAACACAATATCAAATTCTGTAATAGGTACTAGATTCGTCATTTCATTTCCTCAATTTTAAACGTAATGTTTTTGGCGTTTTCACCTAGCAATATTTTGTCTTCAAAATTTAGTTCAGTGTCGACTATGTATTCTTGTCTCCATCCGATATTATCAAATGGTATTTTTATTCTGTGTGTGAGATATGTTGGATCATCTTTGGTAAAAAATAAAGTCATATCTCTGTATATTTTTTGTTCTTTTGGATCGTCAAAGTTACTTTTAAATATCCAACCTGTGTTTGCTTTACTGATGCTAAAGGTTGCATATTCTTCATGTGTTTCAATTTGTTTGTGGACTCTACGCTGTGTTTTTCTTCTGTGATAATCACTTCCTGTGTAGTGTTGCTTGTATTTAATACCATAACTTTTGAAGATACGTTTGGTCAATACATTGATATCTCCTAGTCCACATATAGTTCTTAGTTCACTCAAGTCGTAAAGTATATAACCTGAACTCATTAAATCTATTGGATCTATTTTGATGTGCTTGAGCAAGAATGTAGGATCATTGCCTTTGATAAGATAAAAATCAAACGGTTTTGTTTGATCACTTTGTATTCTCGCATTTCTACTGTCCCTTGCTCCTGTCATTCTAAACATAGTATCTTGACTAAAGTTAATTTCAAGTTTCCAATCATTGATATAGAAAATTATATTGATATCACTTTGTATTTCAAATTTTACACTTTCGATTTGACTGAGAACGTTTTCTGCTTGTCGTAATCTAATCACATTGTCTTTGGGCATAAGTCTAGGCCCATCAACCAACTGTGCAACTTGATACTTGCTAAAACTAAGTTCTCCCATCATCAGCTTTTTGGCTGTTTCATCAGGAGTTTCTATATGAGGATGACGACTATCTTTGGGACGATTAGTGATCTGTATGATCTCGCCGCTCCACTCGTCATAATAAACACAGAACTTATGCGGAGGCGTTTCTTCGATCGCTGATTTCAACAACGGCTTTAATTGCATCGATTATGTCCTCGGTTAAAAAGTTTTCGTCTTGGTAGTGAATAATTCCACTGTTTACTACACTGTTTTCAATCATAAGTTTATGTTGATCTGTATACCAGTAGTTGAGCATGTCAGTCCAGTTTTCAGGAATATCATCTCCCCAATGTCGTTGACTCAAGTTATGAAAATCATAATGATTGTTTATGGGACAACTTACTAAATTTTCTATATCGCACAAATGAGTTGTAATATTTGCTAACAAGTTTTTGTCAAATGTCAATGGCTTCTTTTCTTTGAACATGGTTTGATAAACTTGTCTCCAATTTTGAAAAACTGGATCTGCCATCTTAAACCATTCAATTGCAAGCTGACTGTCTCTTTTAAAATAGATAAGATTGTTGTATAATTGTGGCAATTCGTAGTGCATTTCAATTTCAAATCTGTATATTTTATTTGTGAGATAATCTCTGTATGTTCTTGCTATTGGACTAATTGCTAGATCATAAGTTTCGAATTGATCCCATAGAGTTTCAATGTTTATGTTTTTAAACATTGTGTCACTGTCTACATAAATTGTTTCTTCAAATGGACTACAATGTAATAGTTGCCACAAGTTCATGCCATGAAACCCATCTTTGTATGCTGTGTTACCAAACGGCAGTTCTACAATATAATCAAATGCATGATGATATTTTGTAGGGACTTTATCGCTAGCATCTTTGTCTACCACAAGACAAAACTCACTGTTGGGATCACACTGTTTAATACTTAAGGCAAGGGCATAGCTGTATTTGATTCTATCTTCTTCAGTATCAATACCTATTGTTATAAATCCTCTAGACATTCAGTACCTTTCCTATGTGTTTCCACATGTCTTCACTGTTGCGGCTAACTGCACGTTTGTTCATAGCATGAATATTTTGCTTTTGTAGCCTTGTTAATATGTTTTTCCAAGGCTCTTTTCTATCATGACTAAGCATGATCCAATCGTCAACGGACTTAACTTCAACAATGTCATCTTTTTGATCCATGTTTAGTAGAGGTACTCCACCAAAGTCATGTACAAAACTTCCGTTATTGAATCCGTTCATCATATGACATGCAATGCTTACACAAAAGTCAGTTCTAAATAGTGCTGGAGGGAACTGATACAACAGTGCATAATAATCCCAATTCTCTTTTACGTGCGCCCATATATCAAAAAAGATCTGCGATTCATAATTGTTCTTGTCAAAGTACACAGCGGTACTCCACCAATGATGTATGCCGCCTTCATTCAACTGTATTTCATTCAAGTAAGGCATTTGGCCTTCTAGGTAAATTGCATCTCTGTGTAATCCTACACCAACATCACTATCAAACAAATAATCATAAAAGTCATTCATAATATAATAATCACTGTCTATTAGCAGTGTCTTATCATATGGAGTTATGTTTACTACATTGTTTTTATTCTTGTTGCTGAACTGTGCATTAAACTCAGTCCACGGACTGTCCATGTGTTTACGTGGATTGTCTTCATGAATAATATCTTGTACTATTACTTGATCAAAACAAGCGTCTTGTAATGTTTCAGGAACACTGGTTTCCATCCAATCACTTGTTCCTTGATCTGTCAATAATGTAACATTGTTGTTTTTCATATGTGTTTTTACATAAGCTGCCGCTAGACTTGCAAACTGAATATAGTCTAACTGATTGTTATTGTAAGCAATTATGCAAACACCTTTAGTTGGTTCTGCCATTTACTACCAATCCATTAGTTTTTTAATATTTCTTGCTTTGTTGACTTTGTCAATTTGTACCTTGTATTCATTACTGGCTTCTGTGTATTTTTCGATTAGTGTTTCTAAAAATTCTTGAAGATATTCAATTTCAATTGGATTTTCTTTGGTATCTACTACAACAGCACTAGTTTTACCTGCTGTTAGCAAACCACTTACAAGTCCAATTGTTATAGGATCAGCAAGAAAACTGCCTTTGTTATAGTGTACTGTTTGTAAGATTTGCATTCGAGTTCGAATGTTTCTTTTCTGATTGCTCAGAGTAATGCGATAGTTAGCAAATTCTAACGCACGTTCAAGTCTCTCATCCATAGTGAGTTTCTCCTTATATGTGCTATATTATAATTTATCTATTCTCAGATGTCAAGTATTATGAATCAAATACGCCATTGAAATCATCTGAGATAGCAACTGTTGGATCTGGGTTTACATCAAACGTTGCAGATCCTCTTGTAAGTGTGTCGGGCATAAGATAACTGAGGCTTGCACTAACTGTGCCGTCGATTACTTGATCAAAACTAGTATCATCTAGTACTAGTTTAAAATGTAAACGTCTTCCATTCAAGCTGTATTTGCCGTATAATTTAAATTTTAAGTTCTGATAACTGCTATATGTACTGTAACTACTGGTATAAGCAGTATTTGCATAAAAGTTAGCATACGCTGGATAACTACCTGGTCCAGTAATAAATCCATATGGACTGCTTGCACCATAACCGTAACCATATCCTGTTCCACTAAGTGTAACACCGCTACTGGTAAACAATAGTCCTTGATCATCTGTAGCACCGTCACCGTCGCCATATAGCTCTGTTAGGTCATAAACGCCTTTGTTCTCACTGGTGCCAACTGTAATACTATTACTTTGTATTACATTGTTCCAAGTAAAGCTGAGTGTTCCCATCTCATTGATAACATCTGCCCAGTTGTAGTAACCTGCTGTACTGCCACCGCTCATTGACAAGCTCACCCGAAGTTGTCCGCCGCTGTTAAAAAAATATCTGCAATGATTGTAGCTGTCAAAGTCCCAGTAGTATTCGCCTGTTAGTTGATGTTGCCAACTATTGGTTCTTTGTAGTGGGCCGCCACTTGTAGGTGTTGCACTCAACGCACTTGCGTTTGTTGGATCTACTGTGGTGTGTGCATCATTTACAAGTATAGTTGTGTTAAACTTGCTTTCAACAATGTTTAAATCTTCTGCTCTAATAGGTGTGTTTACTGTAACATCATCTCTGCCTGTGGGAACAGCAAACACAAGCAAACTGTCTGTAACATTGATATGATCTACACTTACATTGGTTCTGTCTACTAGATATTGCAGTCTTTGAGCTGTTATCAAATCACCAATTGGAACAGCATCGTCGATGTTTACTGCTCCCCAACCAAATTTATGGGTTGCTTTTCTATTAGAATCAGTTACAGCCGCAGTGTTGTACTTGTCACCAAAAACTTTGTTGACATCTTCTGCTACCGTATTATAGTGTGAGGCTTCTGCTAATTGGCCAACAGACACTACCATTTACTTTGCTCCTACTACTACTTCGACTGTGCCTGCAACATCAGTATCTTTGCTTGCAAGAGCTCTGCCAATGATCCTTCTATAATCGTTAAGTTCAGCTGGGTGCGCTCTTCTTGCATGTCCTGGCATATTACTACTTACCAGTCTATCTCCTTTGGCTACAGTACCTACTACCAAACAAGGTACACGCCCAGCTAGTGCTACATAAGGGTGTGTTTCGTCTGTACCTGCCGCCGCATTCATTTCAAATCCAGGTTGTGTACTTACGATTCCAAATACGTCAATATCACCTTCTTGTAGTGTTTGTGTAATTTCATGTGTGCCGCCTAGACGTACAACTGTACCATGTGCATAAGTCTGATCACTTGCATAGCGTTCTGCTAAGTCAGCGTATTCTGCACTAGTTGCTATACCTCTAAACTTAAAGTTTGTTGTGTTGTTCATTTGGATACCAGCTTGAATAGTTGGAAACTGTGTTGTGAGTGCAGTTGACCCATCTTCTAAATATTCAGTGGCATGTGGTGTCCATACTGTTGCATCATCTGTACAAATCCAAACAATAACATTGTCTACCAAACACTCAATTGTGTTGTGATATGTGCCTAGCGTATCCTGTCTATATCTATATTCAAATCTTGTAGTACTTGCAGGCGCACCAATTTGATACCATTGACCGTTGTCATATATCATAAGTTTACTGTTACCTGTATCGTACCAAAGTTGTCCTTCAGTGGGGTTGCTTGGTGCGTTAGCATCACTAAAGTTTTCTAGCAGATGCAACAAGTCCTCGTTGAGTAGTTCACCGAAGTTTGTGTAGTTTTTACCAATTAGTCCTAAACTAGTGCTGGTGTCAACTGTACCGTCGTTTACTACGATTGCTGTCTTTGCACTGTCGCTATAATCTACTGTATATGGCATATCGTCTTCCTATTATAAGTCCGCAAACGAACTTCTTATTCTTAGTGTGTAAACAACTTGTATTTTTCTGTTTGCACTTTTTTGTACAGGGTGAAAAATTACGTGAGTCAACAAATCGTTGTTGGCTGTGTACAGTGCTAGTTCGTCAAATACATATGTACCATTCATATTTGTTGCTGTGTCTAATGTATCTTGTCCACTAGGTGTTGCATAATCCAATGTGCATGTTACAATTACATCGCTGTATGTGTTGGGGCTAGTATGACTTGCTTCTACACTATTGTCTGCGCTACCTGTAACAGATTCATCAACTGCTTGACTAAACGTCTGATTATACAGCGCACCTGTACTACTGTTTGTGTTAGTTGCTTTATATGTAACTGCACCTAAACCATCAATACTTGTCCCGCCATTTCCAAAACGCATAGTGCTTACTTCGTATGTGCTTGTTGATCCAGCTTCGCTAGCTAGTAGATTTGCAATTGCAATGCTCATGTTTTCGTAGTTCACAGCGTTGCGTCTACGAACCAGAACTTCGCCTGACTCTGGATCCCAAATCTTAATATGTCCTTCAATACCTATTAAAGGTGTTTCAATATGTTGTTCTAAACTCATAGTCTTTTCCAATTTATAATATTTATATCGATCCTTGACCCGCATTTCTTATAAATGCATGCTCGGGCGAAATTCCTGCGGCACTAAGACTAACACCGCTATCATTGTATGCCATACGCAAGTTATCTCCGTGATCAGAGAACTTCTCTAGCGTAGGTATACGTGTTGTTGGGCCACTGTTAATTACAGTTGCACCACTATTATGTGCTTTTGCACTTGTACCTAATGTACCTCTAATACAGAACAATAAGTTGTTTCCACTTATTGCGTTGTATTCAATACGTTCACCATCTATATATACCACACATGGTACTTCACCTTTTCCAAACACAGTGTTTGGATCATCAAGCAGTGCAGCATTTGTTACTGGAATTATTGTATCTGTACCAGAAACATTTGCAGTGGTTGTAGTTTTATTAGCATCAACAATAACATTACTTATGTGTATGTCCATTGGTTGATATTGCGTCATTCTATAAGTTCTAGTATCTGCGGTTTCTGTGCTTCCGCTAGCGTTTGTTTGTACTGCTATACTAATGTTTTCTACAAAGTCAGTTGGGTAAAGTTCTTCACCCCATCCTTCACACGCAGGTTGGTCAAACAGATTTCCATTATATATGTAATCTAAGTTTGCGTCAAGAGTAGTGAATGTGGAAATATCCTCATTTCCAGTGGGTGTACTTGTAAAGTCGCCGCCTAGCAACACTTGATCACATGCCCAATCTCTAAGTGTGTGATCACCATACACCATAGTAATATCAGTATTTCTGCTTTGCTCGTCGATCTCGATGTTTGTAGCTTCACCATGTGTGTTACTATCCACCAAGTCTAGTAGTTTTGTATGGAAAGGTTTGATTGTGTCAAAGTATTTTTCAACAACATCTACACCAAATCTTTGATAAGTTGATTTGTTGAGTAATAGAGGATGATTAACACGCAATCTAACATAAGTTGTTTTGAATGCAAAATCGTCTGTGGTGTTTTGTAATACTGCACTGTATAATAACTTAAACCATAGCTTGTTATACATCACATGATGTCTGCCTACAAAAACATTTTTACGCAATAGATCCATTAAATGTCCTATTACAATACTGCTATCACTGTCAAACGGCATAAGATCATAGCTCATACTGTCAAACCCGTGTCCAAACTTACTTTGTAACCACATCTCTTCACTGAGTTGTACTGTTGACTTTTCTTTGAAAACAAGTTTATCTGTCCCACCAACAAAGTGATACATTTTTTTCCTGTCAACTAAATCTGAACCCAAGTCATGTTTGATTAAAACATAACTGCCTTCTGGCGGTTCGCCTGCATTCAAATATTCTTGATCCGAATCATATACAAAGTCAGGAACAGTGTTTGTATCAAATCTATATGTTACAGTGCCTGCTGAATTCTTTTCTATCAGTTTAAAGTCTGTTAAATTTACATAGTCTTTAACATCATATGTTACTGCGCCTCTGCTAAATGTAGTTTCAAATGTATCTTCCCAATTTTGCAATTCGTCTACAACGTTTACTTGACTCAGCATATCGTTTACTGTATAAACGAAGTTGTGTCTTGCTTCAACTAAGTCTCTAAACAAACTTTGTCTTGGACGCACAAGATGACCGTAACGATTGTATTCGTGTAAATCTAAATCTGGAACATGTTGTCCTCTCCAAATTCGTATATCATCTACTTGTGTTCCGTCTACAAAACTGTAATCGTAAATTTTACTCCAGTGACTCATATCTGTGTCTAAACTTGGTTGTTGTGACTGATTGTTAGACTGTAAGCTGATATAGTAATCATTACCTTCTTTAACAACTGCATCTTTGGCATATACTGTGCTGCTACCCCAAGTTGTATATGTACTATCAATTGAATAGTTGTTGAATCCTGTTAGACTATCACGCATTTTAATGTGCAAGTATTCTGGAATAGTTGTGTTAGGATCGTTTTCTGCTAACAGTGTCCATTCATTCAACGGCATACTGTTACTATCTGGATAACGCTGGTTAATCTGCACTACACTGTATTTGGTTACATAGTTGCTTACATTACTCAAAAACAGTTGACTACTGCCACTAGCCGCAGCCCAGCTCAATCCAAATGCTTCTGGATTGGCAAGTATCTGACTGAGTTGTGTAACATTGTATTGTCTTATACCACTGAAACTTAATTTATTTTTTACCCAGAAATAGTAAACAGTTTCATTTCTACGTGTTTTAGGATTGTAATAAACTTGCTCTGTCCAATTGTATATACGTTCGTTATCAACTACTGTAAAGTGTGCTTGTCCACTTGCAACATTACCATCGATAACTATTTCTGCATCTACTGCATCTTGCCATTGTTCTGGAAGCACAGGACTACGTGTCCATTCGTATATATCAATACTAGCACCTGTTGCAAGTCTACCCCAGTTCATCTGTTGATAGTCTATTGTGCTTTGTTCGTAATCTAAATAAATCGCTGTGCTTATATCCCACCAACGCACACCAACATATTCTTCTGTCCATGAACTAGTGTTTACAACTTCGCCGTCGATACTATTATAATTGTAGCTGGCAATATCACTTGCTAATTTATAATCGATTTCCTTGTCAACAAATCCAAATATAATGCCTTTTGCTGGATCCCATGTCTCAATATTTGCAATACTACTTCTATTAAGTGCATCGTATATTTTTACATTTTCTATTAAATCATTTCTTGCTTGTGTATTACCTGTGCGTACTTTTTCAAATACTCCATTGTAATGTCCATTGGCATTGGTCCACAACCCACTCCATTTGTAAACTGCACTTTTGTTTGTACCGTCATTGTCCACATATGCATATATTGGCTGAGATGTGTTGTTTTGTCTGAAACCACCAAAGTTATATTTGTACACACCATTAACTTGATTGTTCTTTACACTGTCTAGTTCATTGAAAGTGCTGAATCTCACAGGACGCAGAGGATAAATGTTTCCGCCGCTGCCTTCTTGTGTAATATATTGATCAATATAAAACTTGGTTACATTGTCACTGTCTACTTTGTGTACTCTGTGAATACCATCAATGCTAGGAATAGTTGTACTACCTCTGATCAACACATAATCGCCAACAGACAAATTGTGTGCTTGTGTTAAATTACTAGGGTATCTTGCAACAGTTATTTCAGCTTCGTCAGCATCAATAATTCCTGCACAACTATAATTAACATACATGCTTAGATCCATTGTTTGATATACTTGATATCCTAAATTGTAGTTGCTTTCAACGCTGTCATCTGCAATATGAATACTAAAAATGTTTGGATCATTTGTCATTTCTCTAAACACTTGATTGTTGTCACTGCCTACAATAGCATTAAACACATTGCCAACTTGTACCGTTGCACTGTTGTATGTTTGTGCAACCAATCCCACTTGACCGTTACTTGATCCTGCGCCAATCACAAACTGACTGTTAACACTAACCAGTTTTAGTCTGTTGTTACTGTTGCTTGCACTTACTCCACTGATGCCAGCTTGATTAATTTTATCAACAATATCGTTAATATCAAGACTTATGTTACTTGTGGTTGTAGTAGATCCTGCAGGTGTAACGCCTGGTGTAACACCTATTACACTGTTTGCAGTTCCGTTACCTATGTACAGTGTTGCTCTGTTGCTGTTAATCTGTAATAGGTTTGTGTTGTTTGCATTGATACTTGCTGTTATACCTGTAATACCAGCAGCATTAATTTGATCAACAGTTTGTTGTAGTGTTAAATTAGGGAAGCCAGTTGAGGTACTACTTGTTGCAGCAATTGTTTCTGTTTGTGTGCTAAAACCTACATCGTTATTTGCAGTTCCTACACTGAGTGTTAAATCAAATGCTACAGTAGGTGTACTGGTTGTTTTTGTCAATCTTAAAAATGTACCTGTATTGGTTGCAACAACGTTGGGAATACCTGCGTCATTAATTTCTTGTACAATTCCTGCCAAAGTATAAGTTTTAAAAGTTGTACCGCTTTGTGTAGCAACCACAGTAGTTGTAGCAAGAGTTACACTTGGATTACCTTTAACATATGTAGCAAAATCGTCGATGTATACACCATTGTCTACAGCGTTTTGTGTTGCTACAATATCACTGTTTGGTATTACTGTGCTGCCACTAATTACTGCACTTGCTACGTAACTGTTTCCTGTTTGCTCATTGATAAGAGCAACATCATTTGTAATTAAACTTTCTAGCTGTGTGACGTAACTTGGACTGGTCCCGTGTTCAACTAACAGTTGACTTAAATTTATACCAGCATTATTTGTAAAATAAGTTGTAATAAATGTTTGCCAAGCACTACTGCTGTTTGCACTAATGTATGCTGTTCTCAATGCTTCTAAGGCATTGATCCTGTTGGTAGCTAAACTTACTGCATTATTAAAACTGTTTGCATTGAAACCGTTTTCCAATGCTGCTTGGGCAGTAATATTTGTTGTGGTTGCCACAGTATCATTAAACGTAACTGTTTGTCCGTCAATGATTAATGTTTTGGTTGCACTGCCTACAAAGTTAGGATTACTCACAGTTCCTGTTTTAACAACATCATTATAAGTTGTAGTTGTTACTGGATTGCTAAATGTAATAGTTTGAGCTAGCGCACTTGTTTCTCCTAGTACAACTGTACTACCATGTGTTACAACATTACTGCTGGCAATATCTTGCGTTCCAATAATGTTAATAACACCAAGTGTTGTTGTTGTAGAAGTTTTAGATAGTGTTACTGTTGTATTGTCTAACACCAATGTGCCACCGCTTGCAGGCACAGTAGGAAGTGTAATTGTTCCTATAACTTCAATTGGATCGTTGCCTGTACTAATACCACTACTACCATCTGGATCTAGCATCGCCCAGCTACGTCCTTCATACAGTACTTTGTCATTGTATTTGTAACTAATATAAGGATCCCAAGGTAGTACATCTCTCCAGTTGCCGCTGAAGTCGTATGTATCATTTGAGTTTTCTACTAGAGATAACATATCTTGTCTATTAATAACTTGATAGTCTGTTTCTGTTGTAAGTGGTAACCCGCTGTTTACAAAGTCGCTGTGATATTCATCAGCTGTACTGCCCGAATAAGTGTTTACCGCTCTTGTTGTAAAGTTGTTGCCTGGAGATCCAGTTACAAGTAACGGACTATTACTATCAACGTCAATTGTTAAATCTGTAAGCGTATCATTTAATTCACCTTTTGTAAATCTAATAGATTGAGGACTAGTGGTAAGCAAGTCTGGAGTCAGTTGAAACTCTATTGTATCTCTGCTTCTTGTATCTCCAAAGTCTGCAATTCTAATAGCCCATTCTTCGTGTAGGTCAATCGTAGCATCAGCATCAAATAAACTTTTGTTTCTTGCAAATGCATCTAGTGCATACTTGGTACCTTTATACTTGAGACTGCCTTGTACAAATTCAAACAATGTATCATCGTCGATATCTAAATTATCTGCCCATTGTGGTTTATTGTATCCGCTGTTGTATTTTGCAACGTTACTGATTTGACTATTGCTAAGATTTGCAGTTCTTCCGTAGTATTGATCAAGTTCTTTTGCAACTGTGTCATAGTTTGGAATAATTGTATTATCAGTGATTACAAAACCCGGACTGTAGAATCGTCCGTTCCAGTCTTTGGTTCTTGTACCTTGCCACACAATTCTATTATGACGCTGTCCAATAGCAGGATCATACACTACATCATCAAAGTTTGTAATATTATCAAACACAATTAAATGTTCTACTTGTGTTTTGTATAATCTTATTCCATATATTTCGTCACTACTATCTTTTACACTAAATGTTGTTTCCTTGTCAAGACTTAATATATTTCTATCAATGAGCAACTTGCTGGTTTGTATTTGATTTCCATTGCTATCGTTAACATTATAGATACCATCATATCTATTATTGATATTATCAAAGTATCCATTTGTACTATCTTGCACTGTGATCTTTGTGTTATCTGGAATAATTTTAAGTTGAATAGTTGTTTCACTGGATGCCCATGTTACAAAATCATTTGCAGCACTACGCCATTGCTGTGTAAATCCAATTGTGTTTAGATAATAACCATACCCTACAATAAAGTTATAAACTTCTTGTATACTTGATAGTTCTGTATTATAATCTAATGTACTTTCAGCAGTTTCAAAGTCTGTATATCTAAACACTTCAGTACTGCTTATAACTGCACTAATTTTATTACTACTGGTTACAGGAGCATAATATTTGAATGTAAGTTTACTGTTGTCATAGCCTGCAATCTTATACCCGTTTGCTGTTTTATCAATTTTAATTCCGCCAAAGAAGTATTCAGTATTAGGACTGTTTGTAAACAGTATTGTATTAAAGTTTTCTTCTGGAACAAATACACGACCTTTGCCTTGACTGCTTTCTAACATAAATTTTTGATTGCTGTTTACAAAGCCGCCTGCTTTAGCTACAGTACTAAACGACATATTTTCTAATCTAGTTTGAAGTTCTTCAACTGTTGTACTATTGCTTTTTGCAAAATCGATCACACTGTTTTGCATACCGATAAAGTAGCGTTTGCTATCTTCAGCTAGAATAGGCTCTAGTTTTGCTGCACCTGTGCTTAATATTAATGTTGGTCTATTGTAGTAATTTTTACCAGGATTGATCACACTAGCACTTGTAACTACACCTCCTGTGATGTGTGTTTGTATTTGTGCATCTTGTCCAAAGTTATCATATACACTTACTGTAGGCGCACTGGTATAACCTGTACCGCCATTGACAACTCTTACAGCCTCAATAATTTTACCAGTTTGCATATTACCACTCAGTTGATGTGAATTCCAACTTGTTAGTTGATTTGCAGTACCATTATACAATTGTGCATTATCGAAACTACTGAGAGTAGATTCTTTTCTTTCATTGACAGCAAAATAGTTGTTGGTAGCAATCAATGGTCTTGCTTTAAGTAGTGCTAAAAATTCTACAATTTTATACTCAGCACTGCGTCTCCATTCAGCTTCTACCGGACCCCAGTCTCCAAACTCAAATGCACGAGCAGGATCTGTTGGCGTAGCAACAACACCAGCTGTGTCTGGATCATTTAGTACACCTGCATTTGTTACTAATGTGTTGGTTGCCCAATCATAATTGTTATAGCTGTAATTGATATCATATACAGCGTCTAGTGCTGGATTATTAATTTTACCGTACTTGAGTGCATTGATTAAGTTTGCTCTTTCAGTAGCATCTGTCCAGCTATAGTTTGCGTCCCACCAGCTAGGTTTGCGATTGTATCCCATCATTTCCCAAGGATGTGTGTGCGGTCTATCTGTGTTAAAGAAGTAATGATACAATCCTCTCCAGCCGCCAATACCCGGAGTTACATCGCTGTAGTTCCATGTCCATTTGTCACTAGCATCATAGTAGGTATCACTTTGTAGAGCAGTAACATTATTAGCTACTTTCCATTTGTTAAATTCGCTTTTTACAGTGTCTTGGAATTTGTTCCATGTGTATACATTTGCTCTGTGTGCATTAGGCGTATAAGTTTTTATACTTTTTACATTATCTAATTTTGTATGTTGTATGTTGTTGTAAATTCTACACTCTAGATCCCACAGAGCAGCATCTACAGGATCAAATCCTGCTTTACTTCTATCATATAGTTCAGTACCATTGCGAACATGTACACTGCCGTCATGTCCAACAATTACTGTATCTGTGGCTGTTCCTGTGCTATCTTTGCTGTAATCACTGCGTAGCTCAGGCAAGTAACTTTTACACAATCCTAGTTTAACTGCACTAGGTGGCACAAAGCTAACACTTGCTCTAGGATACCATCTTACGTGTAACTGTGCTTGTCCTCCTGATGGGAATGTTGGGTTTGTTGTCACTGTAATTTTGTTACTGCCTAGCGTATAATCTTGATCTTTGATCAAAGCTCTCCAGCGGGTGTTTCCAGCACCGTCATCATCATTTAACCAAACCTGTATATGATTTTGTTCATCGTCATATGTGTTAACACTTTCAGGTAAATCGAACACAGGTGTTGTAGGATTGTTCCAACCATAGTCTGCACTTTCGTAATCTCTGTACATAGCCATATTGCTGTTGGCAAACAGTGTACTTTTATTTTTACCTACAAACATTGCTTCTAATGTACGATCCACTAGTGTATAAACAGACTGTGTGATATCTAATGTGTTGTGCAGTTGTGCTGCTTTGAGTTTGAATTGTTTTTTGAATATGCTGTATTGATTGGCATTAAACTTAATACTACTGTATGGATTAGTATCTTTGTCCATTAATAATTGATTTACTAGTTCTGTACTGTATGGCTGTTGTCTAATAGTACCGCCAAATTCATGCACATGCGGTAGTTGTCTATAATTGTTAATACCAAAATAATCGCCTGTAAATCCTGGGATCCCAGTCATCTGTTGTCTAATGTGTTCTACTAGATCTCCAAAACTGATATTTGCAAAATCTAAATTTTGCGCATTATGTGTTTGTGTGTCAGCTATCAGTTGTGACCCTTCTACTGTATCACTATAATCTGCTTCTGTATAATACTCTACTTCGTAAATATCATCTATAGCTGATGCACCTGTGATGCTAAGAATGTTGCCACTTAAACTGTATGCACTTATTTTTGTTCTGTTTCGGTATACTGTGATGTTGGTATAATCGCTAACAGTGTTGATATAAATTATACCTTCTTTGTTAGTTGTGCCAACAACACGATATTTGATTGCTGTTTGACTTGGTGTTGCAATTGCAAATGTAAACACATCGCCTGTGCCAGAACTTCTTGTAAACCCACTGCCCAATGCTGTGCCATCAAAATCTACAAATTCAATTTGATTCTGTGCAAATTGTGTTTGGAATGTGTATGTTGTTCCTGTGTTCATAAACAGTGTAGGTAATGTGCCATTGATGAGATTTAGTCTATTTGTAAGACTGCTATCTTTCTGACTGCTTACTTTAAGTTTATCGTCGCTGGTTTTCGTGAATACAAAATACTTGTCTTTGTCAAAACTATTATGACCTAGATCAAATTTTAGTGTTTGCCCTGCTGTTTCTTTTGTTATTGTTTTTCTTACTACACGTTTTACTGGCTGGCTATTTCTAATAGTTACCCATCCGTTGTGTGCAGTACCATCTAACATTTTATAATAATAGTATCCAGTTATTGATCGTGTAAGACTCTTTTCAGTGTTTGGACTGCTTTGTGTATACTTGAATTTTTTGTTTACTAAATCAACTGAAAAGTTAATACCCGGACTGTTACCATAATCAACATAATCGACACCAAACCCTAGTGCAGCATCTATTGGGTTTGCTGTGTTATGAACATAATCAAAAATGTAACCACCTTTGAAATTACTGTTAGGATATGTAGCAGTATTGTCTAATTTTACATTGTTGATATCATACAGTTGTGCCAGCATACCAAAACTACGTGCAGTTTTTTGCTGTCCATAAATCCATGCACTGCCATTCCAATACCATTCACTTCCATCATACGGCTCTGATAATTCGTTAGTTGTACCAAACTTCATTGAATTGTGACCATTGATAATCACAACTTTGTCATTGGTATTAATAGCTGTACTTCCGCTGCCATAAATTTCTGTTAAAACAATGCTGGTACCTACACCACTTACTCTAAAAATTTTGTTATTATAAACACTGTTGGTTGTTTGCAAGAACATTACAATATCATTATTTTGCAGTGCTTGTGGCACAATCCTTTTCCAAAAATTGTAATTCTGTGACTGCGAAGGGTCTTTTGGATCAGTGTGTTTGGCAATACATTCATAGTAAGTGATGTTGCTGTTTACTGACAAATAAACTAAGTCGCCTGGTTCGTAACCACTGCCAGAACTCCATTGAGTAGTAATACCAGAAATAGTCCAATCCCAATCTGTTTGTCCAACAATAGCTGTGGCTGGATCAATATTATCTTCTACTAGATGATCAACATATGAGATATGATTTTTACCAAAGTTATATTTTTCTATTCCTGCTTTGTATTCAATGATAGGACGTACAGCCCTGAATGTATCAACAATATAATCACCAGCTGTTAAATCTTGATATGCACACATAGCCTGCGCACTATCTTCATGTATCCATAAATTGCTTCTAGCCCATGCACTGTGATCTGCTGCCCATCTCTCTTCAACAACATAGTCACGCTTTGTGTTTTTGTATTGATCCGTATCAGTAGGATCAAAGCTGAATGTCGTAGGAGTTTCTACAAAGTCATTTCTATTCTGAGTATCATAAATCGCTGTATTAATAAAATGTCTTGCATAATGATTATATCTAGTTGCTTCGTATTGTTTAGTTAACTTAATACCTGTGCCTACACCATCCACAATATAAATGCTGTCAACTTCATAATTCCCACTTGTACTATAAGAATGAAAATTAGTTACTCGTATTACATCGTTTACTGCTGGTGCAGTAGTAAATGTTATCAATCCAGTATTAGTGTTATATGTATAATCGGTTGTAACTGTTTGTATTAGATTATTTTTAAAAACTTTTACAGTGTTAGAATAAGCACCCACTGTGAATGTTGTATTACCAGGAACTGTTTGTGTAAATTCAGTAAACTGAGATTGAGTAAATCGAATTCTCATACCGTTTTGTAGTGTGAGAGTTTTACCATTCACTAGTGTAGGTGTAGTATAAGAAGTTCTGCCAATAATAGTATCAATGTCAATAGGATTAGCAAGCACTGCACTTAAACTACATGGCGGAAGAATATCAGTCAGCCAAAAGTACTTGTGATAGTTTATAAACATATCATAGTTAATTGGCAAGTCTAATGTATAAGCAGTTTCATTTAGTATCTTATTGTGATTGTTGACATCAACTTCATTAAATTTCATTGCATTAATAAGATCATCATAAGGCATTGCACCTTGTATGTTTTGATCTGAATCTTTGTTTACAAGTCCAGGTGTAAACTGATATGTGTCATTGCTTCTATCATCAATGATGTAGTTGTCAGCTACAGTATTTTTAAGATACTGTTGCCCTATATAATTCCTAATAGGCTGTAAGCTACCACTGCTGAGTAATTGCTCCATAGTAGTATCTAAAAACTGTCTGTTGACCTGTGTTTGAAATATCTCTGGTAAAAAGTTTGAGATATTACGTGTACCAAAGTGTTCGTTAGACTCACCTGGTCTTGTGATCATCGGTGCCTTTATAGGTCGTGGACTGCGTTCGCTCATTAGTAGGATACTCCAGTGCTTTCAGCTATTGTTGTGCTGTTGGAAACAATACTGTTAGATACAATAATGTTTGATGCTTCAACTACAGGAAGAAATAGTTCGTCTCCTGCACTAGTTATTTCGAATAGTTCTTTGGTGTCTGTGCTATTACCAACTGGTTGAATTGTAACTTGACTTATTTCGCCAATCATGTTATTGTGAATATATGCTGCCATTTCAGTAAAGTAAAAGTCTTCACCGAAGTCCCAGTTTTCAACAGCAAAGTAATCATTGATAAGTCTTATTACCTGCTGTTTCACTTCAGTGTCACTGAGTGTACTGTTTGCAGTTTTGGTTACATTAAATCTAGCTTGTAGTTCGCTGCTGGCTAAATCACCAAATAGTATTTTATACTTAACTGGTCTGTAAATAACCTGATCACTGATACTCTTTTTATTTTCTAATATTTCAAACATGTTTGTAAGTTCACTGATAGTCGGCGGATTAGGTTTAGTTTCTGTTCTGCCGTCGTATTTTGCCCAAGTTCTAAACTGTCTATCATAACTTGACATCAATACATATGTGTCCACAATGTTTGTGATAGCAGGATCAATTACATTGTTGATGTCACTGATTCTGTCATACTGTGTGTGCAAATTAGCTTTACCGTTTACAATGGTAGTGCCATTGGCATCATAACACACATAGTCAAATCCGTCTACAGTTTTTGTTCCTAGTTTAATAGTTTGTCCAGCTAATACATTGTTGAATGCTTCTGGATTAGTAGGATAGTCTCCGTTGTTAGGATCAGCAAGTGTAACTCTCACATTGTGAGGATCTGTGTAGCCATCTTGATATACAAAATATCCAAACAAATTAAACTTATAGTCTCTGCCTAAAGCAGTTGAATCTAGTTCACTAACAGGATTTATTCTCAACACTTTCAAACAATCTCTTAAAGGTTTTTGTGTTTCACTGCTGAATGTACTGTTGAAGTTTAAGTTGCTAAATTTAAGTTTAGCACTACTGCCAAATACCATTTGTGTTTTGCGAGTAAGTATTTCCCACTGTGTACTGCTATAGTTAAAGCGTATAAGCCAACTGTTGTCTATGCCAGTACCGCTCGTATTACCTTCGTACTGTCTACTCCAACTACTTACTGCATTAAGTGTGGTTGTGTTAGCAGGAATGTCTCCACTTTCAATGATGTGCCATTGTTGTGTATCGCTGTTGTATCTCAGTGCAAAACTTACTTTTGAATCTATCTTGTTTACAACTTGTGTTTTGATTGTGTCTGTAAAATCTTTAGCAAACACAGGAACAATACGTCTAACTCTTGCACCATCTTCTACTACACCACTCAGTACTACAGCACCTTTACCTGTGTTGTCATTTCCTGTTGGAATACCGTCTGCTGTGTCGTCGCCCAAGCCATCTTTGTAAAGTCTATCAACTTTGACCCATTGTGTGTTACTGTCAGCTAGTGTTACTTTAGCAGTAGCATTGCTACCGCCGCCGCCTGTAATTGTAACTGTAGTACCGTTCTCATATCCGCTTCCTGCATTGGTAATTGCAATAGCTGTAACTGCGCCACTTGTAACTGTGGCTGTGGCTGTTGCGCCTGATCCAACACCGTTAACTGTAACTGTGGGAATACCTGTGTATCCTGTGCCGCCGTTTACTACTGTGATAGTTTTTACATACCCCATCTGATAAGGCGCACTAATAAATTCTACCAAGCTGTTTAAACTTGCCTTTTTCAAACTGTTGGTTTGTACAAGTCCTGTACGCTGTACAATACTGTCTTTGGTAAAATATCCACTGCTACTTCCGCTTGCTTTTGTAACTTGGTTCCAGCGGAATACTCCAGTGATGTCTGTTTCTGTTGCATTTCTAAACACAATACCACTTGTTGTATTGTTAAAATCTGAATTGCTATTGAACGTTGTGCTTGTGTAACCTTGTCTTGTGTAGTAAAAGTTTTTAACTTCTGCATTGCCCAGCATTGGTCTGATATACTTTTTATAAATCTGTTCACCGTTCAACGAGTTAGGCAAACTAACAAGACTTCTATTGGTCACATTATTTTCATACACATATCCGTCGTCTGTGTATTGTGTTGCATCATTATAGGTTGCTGTAGGATCATACAAATCACGGAATCTACTATGGCCACTGTGTACACGGTTAATACTTTTAATCTTGCGAATGTTTTCACTTACTGTTACAGGAAAAATACTGTAATCAGCAGCAGTAACCATTCTGTCTTGTGCGGCAAAGAATCTTGGAGCATTGGCTTTGATACTAGCAACACTTTCTCTTGCACTAGCGTTGGTTACATTGTTTTTCAAACTGAGAGTAAAAAGTGCATTGTATGTATTACCGTCAGCTCCTTGATAATCAATGTTCATACTTGTACTATTAAATGTATCAGGATTAAGGCTATAAGATTCATTTAGTCCTGTGCGATACCAAACTCTGATATTACCACGTGGAATATTACCAAATGAACCGTCTCCAAAAACAATACTTACTTGATCACTCTCTCTACTTGCAACACTGTAAATATCTCTGATAGCATTACTAGTACTATTGAATATAGCACTGTTTCCAAATAGTTTATCAACTTGTGTCCAAGTTTTCTGTACTTGACCTACTTCGTCGATTGTTTGTACCCAAATATTTCCATTTGCAATGTTGTCTACATTAATATCAAGTACCATATTAGGTAAACCATTGGTAATATTAAAATCTTTGTATTCCATTGCACCTTGCTTGAATCCTACAAAGAAACCTGTGTTTGCACTACTATTACCACTGTTATCATTTTTGTATAGCAAGTCAACAACACTGTACGGGTCAGGTGATTTTTCAATTATTGTGTTCTGTGAAGTAGTTTTACTACTGTAAAAACTAAAAGTTGTATTTTTGTTGTTGATTCTGTTTTGAAAGTTACGAGTCGACAAATTGTTTACACTATTAGTTCTATAAATTTCGTTGCTTACGCCACCTATTGTAACTTTACTATAAGGAGATCCAAACTGACTACTGCTTTGAAACATGCTGTTCATAATAGTTAAAAAGTTTTTGTAACTGTTGGGATCAGTTGTGTCATCAAACTGCACTGATATGTTTGCTAAACTATTACCATTTGCATCAAACACAGGTTCGTTTGTTCTCACACTGTCTATCTTTAAAAATCCGTTGGCAACAACATTTCTAGTAGGTGTATATCCTAAGAAGTCAGCAATACGTAAGGCGCTTTCTCTGCGTTCTGCTGTGCTTAGATAATTTTCTCTGCTGGCTAAGTCTGCTCTGTATGCTAAGTTATGACCTAAGAAAGCCATAAGTTCTAACAAACTTACAAATTCACTTGAGTTGATCCAGTCATTAAAGTTTTCTGGATAGTTGTTGTTAATATAATCAACCATAGCGTTACGAATAGTTTCAAAGTCATAAGCCTGAAAATTAGCTTCACTAAAACTTTCGTACACTACGCTGAAATCTTCAGCAGCAAATAAACTGCTCTGTCTTGCGCCTTGTGCCATTATTCTTCACCTACATATGTTAACAACAGTTCTTCTGCTGTTCCTGTATCAATATATTCCATTCTCACACGCACTTCTAGTGTATGCTCGGTGGGCTTGTTCAATAGTGTTTCTATAACTTTCCATCTAGGATCGTTGGTCACTATTCTGTTCACATCGTCTAGTGCTTCTGCTTCTGTTGTATAATCCAGTGGTTCAAACACCAACTCGGGTAGTATGCTACCAAATGTTGGATTCATTACACGTTCGCCTCTGCGAGTGTAAAAATGATTCATCAAGTCACGTTTTGCAATATCAACATCTTCCAATGTTTTACTGCCTGTGACTGTGTCTATTGTGCTATATCCGATGTATGTTGCCATACTAATATTTATGGCAAAATTAACTGCTACTTTTTATATTTTGATCTGAGTACGTATAATATCGCCATTTGTCATGTTTTTTGTGATAGTAACAACTAAATCACTCACTGTAAAATCAAATAAGTGATCTAGTATCTCTCCGTTGAGTCTTACTTCTAGTTTTTCAATTGGATCCATGCTAAAATTAGTATCCATAGTAAAGGTGTTAGTTCCGCTGTATGTGAATGTTTGATTGACAAGGGTTTTATTGTAGCGTTTGGCAATGTCTCGTTTAATACTTTCAGGAGTAAATGGTAAAAACTTCAGTGTCTCTGCATAGTATGCAAATCTTGCACGTTTGAGTTGTGCGTCAGTCAGCAAGTTCTTTTCATTCTGATCTCTCATGTAGTATATGCCGTTGGTGCGCATCCAAGATCTGTTTTTATTGTTTCCGTAGTCTGCAAGCCTCAATACACTAGCACAACGCATACACTTTTCTTTGTTTAAAACACTTCTCGACATCATGTTTGCTACTGTATCTGTGTCTTTTGTTACAATTGCGTTGGTCATGTTGTACTGACCTTCAGTAGCATTGCTGTAAAATAAATTGCCTGTTGTCCAGTTGAACAACACAAGCGCATCATACATTGTTTGGCTCATTTGCACAATATTTTTAGAAATCAATTGTTTTTTTACAATTTTTTGATATCTATTAAATTCACTGTCCCAAATATCATATGCTTGTTGTTCAGTTACACCATCACTGGTTGAACTTTCTCCGTAACCTGTGCCAACATATCCGTTGTATCTACTAAAATTAAGTGCAGTAAGTTTACAATCGTCACTTGCAGTCAAATCTGACAATAGCAACTGAGTATTGTACAATGATGTATTTTGTACAATAAAATCTTCCCATACAATTTGAAACTTTCTATCAACTTGTTCAAGTGCCATTAAAAAGGTCTCCCTTTTCTAGGATTAACATTAAGTTCTTCAGGTGTAGCACTTCTGAGAGTACCGTATACTTGATTATCTTGTGTCGTACCAAATCTCAGTTCTTCCTCAGCAACTAATGCTCCTACAGCTACTCCTACATTTTCAGAATCTTCGTCATCTAAATTAGGAGTAGTGCCTGGAGGTGCATAAGATGGATATTTTGCATTACTGTCAAAACCATCGTCTGTTACTCCAGAACCAGATCTACGTCCAACTCGATTGCTAGAATCTTTATTAGTATTATTAATGTTACTGAGATCTATGTCAACACCTTTAAGGTCTAGATTAGTACTTGCACAACTTGCAATAGGAGTCTGTTGTTCGGCATGCCCTCCCCAAGGTTCAGCTTCTGGAACTCTGCTAGTAATACTTTGCTTTACTGTTTTGTTGACTGTAATGTTGTTGTTTGTGGTCTTTGTTGCCGCCGTTGCAGCAGGACCATTTAAGTCTATCAATGGAGCAGTTGTTCTACTTGTGCCTTTGGCAACTAGATGATGATTTAAGTCTGTGGTGAATTTAATATCTTTAGCACTGTGTAAATTAAACTCACCTGTAACAGTTTCAAATTTTGTTCCACAATCGCCTCTGGATTTAATATTCACACACTCGGCATCTAAATTAAAATCGCCGCCTACATGCAAGTTAAAGTCTGTTTCAGTGTGCATACTAATATCACCCTGGCTGTAGATATCAATTTTACCATCACTGCTTAGTTGTACCCAACTGTTGCCTGCTTGATTAATTACGTAAACAATACCAGCAGTATCATTGAACAACATTTGAGCGCCGCCAGCACTGCGCAGTCTCACTAAATTACTATTACCTGCTTGTCTATTAGGATCAGGACTTAAACTTCTTTCACTTTTACTTACTGTACCATCATCAAGTACCAAACTGTGACCGCTAGGAGTGTTAAACCCAAATACATTACTAGGTGATTCTCTTCTAGCACTGCTACTGCTGAGTCCTCGAACACTGTCTAGCTGTAGTCCTTGTTTTCCTAATGCACCAGCAAGAGGATGTCTAGGTCTAGTGTTCTTTTCTTGCCTCTTGCCTACGCCTTGGTCAAATGTAGGAGCAACTGAATTGTCTTCGCCTTGTACAAAACCAGCAGCATTGTCAGGATAACTGCTGTTTCTTCCTGTATCTGCTAGAATTCCAAGTATAATGCCTTCTTGATTTTCTGTTGTAAATGCAACTATAACTTCTGTTCCAGGAGCAGGCGGGTGTGTACTCATACCATAGCTTCTTGTGTGATCTGTGGCTTGATAGCTACCGCCATAAGGCATGGCTCGTCTACATCTGACATAATTTTTTCTATCTTCAGGATTGCCAGTAGTGCTAGACAGTTGTTGTTGTCCTATAATTTCAACATAACAATAACCCTCATATCTATCATCTACAATTTCGATAACTTTTCCAATATACAATCCTTCAAAATTGCTAAAGCCTGAAACATTACCTTTATTTTTGTAATTGTCAGGAACTCTTTGGGCAAATGTGTTTAATCCACTTCTTCTCATGTTTTTATCCTATAAAAATATCTCGTAACCAAGGCGGTGCATTTCTTGCTCTATATGTGCCATTGTCTAGTTGTCCTCCCCAGTATCCTGGAGCTCCTTGTCCTACACTATCAGCTATATCAATGTGAAATGTGTTGTCTCCCATGTAGCCATTTCCTGCTCCTATACCTGTAGCACCGTAACGTTTGGTTTGCGCTATAAAGTTTTGTATGATAGGAACATCTGCTGGATTGTCTAAACTTAATCTTCTTCCTGTGCTATCTCTGAGTGCTACATCTGCTGCCATTCCGTTGTTGTGTCTAGAACTTCCTGTAAAGCCTGTGCTACTATCTTGTCCACCACTGCGAACATCAACATTTACGCCAGCGGCAGCGCCGGCGTTAGCTAGTATAGATTTTAGTTCAGGATCGATAGGTAATGTTCTTGTTGCGGCTACACTTGATTGACTTTCTGTAACTACACCTGTGCCGTCAGCACTAGCTGGCGGAGCTGTTTCATCTCCAGTTGTATCATCGCCTGCACCAAAATCAGCTTCTGGTGGTTCTTCTGCATCCGCTTCGGCTGCAAAACGCTCAGCTTGTGTTCTTGTGTCTTGTTCTTCAATAAGTCCTGTAGTAAGAATATCATATGTTAGCCCAATATTAGTGTTTGTATCTCTGAATGCATCCAGTGTCATTGTAAATTGACCATCACTGTAACTAGCATCAACTCTGGTAACACGATACAGTCCAATTATTCCAAAGTTTTGTTCACTGATATCCATTAATCCTGATTGGTGATCAGGATACGTTGGAAAATTTAGATTTAAAAAATAGTTACAGCCGCCGCGGGTATATTGTGCTCCGTCCAGTCTCGATTCAGATCCCTTAGGTCTGCCCAACCAATAAGGATCTCCCCTAACTTGTATTTGTTGTTGAACCAAGTCACTTAAACTGTTTAAATTTAGTTCAACTGCACCCAACATTGCAGCACCTGCGGTATCCCCATCATCAGGTCCTACAGTAGCATTGCTTGTGACAGGGCCTGTGTCGAACACCGTGGGCATGTCTTCGCCTTTTTGCTCAAATGCTTTATTATTTTTTCTAACTTCACTTTGTGTTATGTATCTTCTTGCAACAGGCGGTAATCTAGATCCTTTAATATCTTGATTAAGTATTTTTTCCAACTCAGTTGCACTTATCAAAGCTAAACTTAATTCTTCTTCTTTCTTTTGTATTTGCTGATCTATTTCTGCAAGTTCTTGTTGTTGCCCGCCTACATCACTAGCAAGTTGATATTCATCTAAATTTTCTAGTTCTTTAGTTAGTATGTTTTTTCTTGCATTCAGTGCATTAAGATCACCTTTTATTTCTTGCACATCAGTTTGTAGTATAGACAACTGTTGCTGATCTTCGCTCATACCAGCAAATCCTTGTGCTCTGTTTTCTGTTTTACCATGATTAATAGCTTGAAGTTGGAAATAAGTGTTGTGTAAACTAACATCTAAATTTAAGACTTCTGTGTTTAATCCTGTGTGAGTGTAGTCAAACCGTTTGCGTAATAGTCCTTCTCTGATGATTTTTTTAAGTCTGTCTTCTTGAATATTTTTGTTGAATATTAAATTTTCATAACTGATTGCATCATGTACTAATTCTTGTGTTGCAAACTTTTTGAGATTAAATGTGATGCGTTTTTGATAAGAACGAGCTACTGGATCATATCTTAGAAATTCTGTATCGTTATCAAAAATAAACCAACTGCTAAGTTCTGCAAAAGTTGGTGCTTTTGCTTCTCCATCATCTGCATTATCTTTGTGGAAGCCTCCTTCGAATGTAGGCATTTTTCTAAAATTATCTGTTTGCATCAGAGCTACTACAATTGCTGTGTTTATACCTGTGCCTTGTTTAAAAGTAAATGTAAGTGTGCCGTCACCTGTGACACTGGTGCTTTTTAGACTGGTGTCCCCACTGGCGGCAGAGGCTCCGAATTTCCAGTTGAGCCATTCTGCTGTATCGTCTACTGCACCAAAGTTATATAACGTACTAAAAAGTTTACTTGGACTAAGTGCAGTACTTTCTCTTTCTTGTTCATTTACTTTTTCTTGTAGTTGCTGTAAAAATTCACCAAATGTGTTTACACTATTCACTGTGAGTTGTTGCTTGGTGTATAAGTTAAGTGTTTTATAAGCATCTTGATGTGTTTCTACTAGATTAGCTGTATACTGTGTCGCGCCTTCTCTGTAATCAAATGTGAGACCGGTCATAGTGGTCATGTAGTAAAAAGGACCTGCAATATTATTAGTAGCATTACCATTTTGATCATAGCCAACGAATCGAAGTTCTAATAGGAAACATGCATGCAAGTGATTTTCTATTCTAAGTCGTCTTGCACCTTCTAATATTCTGTTGAAAAGTGTAGCTCCGCCTGGTTCTACTAGATTAAACACAAACATGTTTGCTAATCCATTACGATCTTTGGCTTTTTTAAAAGCAAGCACAAGATTCTGTTCTACACTTTGTATGTTTATTTCACTTTCAACACCACTTTCAGCAATCACCACAACATTGTTTTGTGCAATGTTAGCTTCGAATTTATGTGCGTTAACAGGATGTACCATATACATGGTCCATTTGTATGTGTAGCTGTCGTATGTGTTAAGGACATTATCTTGGTATATTGATTGCATCAGTTGTTTCCTGATGATTTATATGTTCTCGGTACTTGAATCTTTGTTCCACTTTTAAAGTCCATAATCGGATCTTTGATAGTATCTCTATTATAGTGTACAAATATCCACCATAGTCTACTACTACCATACAAATCGTATGCTAATAAATCAGGTCTCTTATGATGCTTGGGTTGAATAACCATTGTTGTCTGATCCTGATCAAGTTCGTCTTGTACAATTACAGGTTGAAAAAGATCCAAGTATTTTCTGTTAACACTTGTATTACTATAACTGCTTGATGCTTTGTATTCAACTGCCATTAAATGAATCCTTGTTTATATCCGGACCCGTTGATAAAATTGTGTGTACTATACACATTCTTTTGTCTGTCAGGATTAATTTGTATGCTCATACCAATAAAGAAGTTCATTAATGTAGGAACTTGTGTTCCGTTAATATCTTTGAGATCTACACCACTATCATATGTTGTACTAAAACTTTCTAATACAACAGGTATGTTGTTAAATTGTTGTTCTCCAAATGCACTAAAACGCAGTACGGGAGGAGGAGTACCTGAACTAGGATTTCCTCCTAGATCATTTAAGCCAAAAAACATCTTGCTAACACTACGCAAAAAATGTAGCGCACCAAGTGTGTACTCGCCTTCTTCTTGTGTAATACTTGCAAATTGTACTGTCATTTGTATAGTAGGACTAGGTGTATTTCTATAAGCATTAAATGTATAGTTGGTGTGTGTCATATCATAAGGACTATAGTTTACACTTTGACTGTAAGTTATATCAGGCTGATAAGGAAACAGTATACCATTGTGTTGCCTCAGTGGACTCGCCGGTCCATTAAAGTAAAACTGATTGCGAGAACTTCTCTGAGAAGCGCCGCCAGGTGCAAGTGTAAGTCTCGCTCTATTTTCAGCTAGCACTGCCATTTAGTTTTCCTTTAATAAATTCGTACACTTGTTGATTAATACTTCCAAAAAATTCTCTAAACTTCATCATCTTTTGATTATCGTTTAGACTATCATTTTTCATTGCGTTTCTAAAATCAGTAGCACTCATGCCACCTTCTTGTATTGGTACTTCTAGTATATATCCTGCTTGGTCACCTGGAACCATTTCTGCTCCTGGTTCATAATCTCTAAGATAGTTTCCGCCTTTTAGTCTTCCTGCATCTTTGGCACTGAACACTAATACAATTGCGGTGTTTGCAGGGTCTTTGCCTGTTAAACTAACATCAGGTCTGTATGGACTAGTTTGTACAATTTGTTTAGCAGGTATACCAAACATGTTTTGCATAATGCCAGTTTTCTCTTCATAACTAAATGGATCCTTTTCAGGTGTTGCATTCTTGGCTATTGTAGTAGCGATAAATACGTTAGAGGAACCAAACTGTTCCACTAGATCCATATAAACTTTATGATGACCTTTGTGCATAGGCTGAAATCTACCGCCATAAAAAACAGCAATATCCGTAGCCACATCTTCTGTCAGTTGTACATATCTCATTGGATTCTCCTATATATGTATTTATAGCTGAATTAAATGCGTACTGATTGACATCTTAGTTTATTGACATTATACTATAGAAAATAAGGAACTACAATGAGGAAACAAAATTATTTAAACAACAAAGACATGCTCAAAGAGATACACAAAAGTAAACTTACCTTTTGTAGTGTTATAGACGACGAGTATGCAAGATTTGATGTAATAGTAGAAAACATTGAAGATATTAATAATCCAGAATTTATACAGTTAGCTAAAGAAAATAGAGCACATCAATTGAGTGTGCAAGCATACGAAGCTGCATTCCATGAATGGTATGATGGTGCTCGTAAAGCTAGTCAAAAACCCAAACAAATCAGTTACAAAGTAGACCCAGACACAATTGACGAAAAAAGTCTTGTGTTTAGATTAATGACATTTGATCATGTACCACTAGAGCCTGGCAGAAAAAGCAAGCCTAAAACTGTGGCAGATCATCACAGCAAATGTAACTTCCCTCCATTCAAACACTATGCATATGTAAATGGTGAACTCAGAGAATGTGTTAGAAGTCACTGGGAAGGTGGATTTGATAACGGAAAGTTTAATACACAGCATGGCAAGATCACAAACAATCTAGCAAAGATGTATATCAAACTGTGTGAACGTTACAGTATGCGCAGTAACTGGCGTGGCTATACATATGTAGACGAAATGCGCAGTCATGCACTGCTACAACTAAGTCAAATTGGACTACAGTTCAATGAACTTAAAAGTCAAAACCCATTTGCTTACTACACAGCCGCAGTTACCAACAGTTTTACAAGAGTGTTGAACTTGGAAAAGCGTAATCAAAACATTAGAGATGACCTACTACAACAAAATGGACAAATGCCCAGTTGGACACGCCAAATCGAACACGAAATGGCAGAACGTGCTAAATGGGACGAACAAGCCGACAAAGAACGCAAAGAACACGGCTTCAACATATAGGTTGACATCCTCAATTATCGACAGTAGTATAAGAGAAGTTATAACTTCTTTGAACGGAGACCCATGACATTCTTTAATAGAGCCGCATGTTTTACAGACATACATTTTGGCAACAAAAACAACAGCAAACAACACAATCGAGATTGTGCTGACTTTGTAGATTGGTTCATTGAACAAAGCGAAGATTGCGAAACTTGCATCTTTCTTGGAGATTGGCATCATCACAGATCAAGTGTAAACGTTAGTACACTCAATCACAGTGTAGAAAATGTAGGCAAACTCAGTCGTGCATTCAAACATGTGTATATGATCATGGGTAATCATGATCTATACTATCGTGAGAAACGTGACTTAAACAGTTTACCATATGCAGGATTGTTTGATAATGTTACACTAGTTGAAGATATGTTAGTGCAAGATGACGTTGCACTTGTGCCTTGGTTAGTAGGAGATGAATGGAAAAATTTACAAAAGACCAAGTGTAGATATATGTTTGGTCATTTCGAACTTCCGTTCTTTAAAATGAATGCTATGGTAGAAATGCCAGATCACGGTAGTCTAAATGCAGAACATCTACAAGGTCCAGAGTATGTGTTTAGTGGACACTTTCACAAACGTCAAGCCAAGGGCAATGTACATTACTTAGGTAGTCCGTTTGGTCACAACTATGCAGACACATGGGACGACGATAGAGGCATGATGAAGTTAGAATGGAATGGCGTTCCAGAGTATATTGATTACCCTGGACCACGCTATAGAACTGTGCCTCTGAGTAGACTAATAGATGAACCTGAAAAGATTCTAAATGAACACACATATTGTCGTGCTACATTGGATATCAATATCAGTTACGAAGAAGCAAGTTTTATTAAAGAAACTTTCAGCCAACAGTACAACGTTAGAGAGATAGCGTTGATCCCCAGCAAAAAGGAAGAGCATGCACAGGATTGGAAAGTTGTAGACGATATCGAGGTTGAGAATGTAGACCAGATAGTGTACAATAGTTTAAACGCTGTAGACAGCGAAATGATAAACAAAAAGATCCTAGTAGACATTTATAATTCCCTATGATTACACTTAACAATATTACCGTAAAGAATTTTATGAGTGTTGGTAATGTAACGCAGTCTGTGCGTTTTACTGACAACGGTCTAACACTGGTGTTGGGCAATAACCTAGACCTTGGTGGAGATGGTAGTCGTAATGGTACAGGCAAAACCACTATCATCAATGCACTGAGTTATGCTATATATGGAAACGCACTCACTAACATACGCAAGGATAACCTTGTAAACAAAACAAACAGCAAAAGCATGCTGGTTACACTGGATTTTGAAGTAGAAGGCACAAAATATCGCATTGAAAGAGGTCGTAAGCCCAATGTGCTTAAATACTATGTCAACGAACAGAACGTTGACGAAGACGAAGCACAAGGTGAGAATCGTCAAACTCAAGCACAAATAGAAAAACTGTTTGGTATGAGTCATGACATGTTCAAGCACATTGTTGCACTTAACACATACACAGAGCCTTTCCTCAGTATGAGGGCAAATGATCAAAGAGCGATCATCGAGCAATTACTGGGCATAACAATGCTTAGTGAAAAAGCAGAGGCACTAAAAGAACAGCAAAGGCTGACCAAAGATGCAATCAAGCAAGAAGAATATCGAATTAACGCAGTTGAAGAAGCAAATGCCAGAATTGAAAAAAGTATTGGTGATCTGGAACGACGGCAAAAAATATGGCGAGATAAACAAACGTCTGATGTCGAAAGTATCCAACAGCAAGTCAACACACTCGAAAAGATAGACATACAAACAGAGCTTAACAATCATGCGCTACTAAATGATTACCTCGACAAGAAAACACAAGTAAACACATTAGAAGCAGAAATTACAAAGCTAGTAAACAGTATTACTAGAGAACAAAAGCGTTTAGAAAAAGCACAAAAAGATCTGTTAGCAACCGAACAACATCAATGTTATGCATGCGGGCAAAGTATCCACGATGCACAGCACGAAGAGATTCTTGCGACAAAACAAGAAGCAGTAAAAGAATCTCAACAGCATATTGACGATGATACAAATCTCAAAGTAGAATACGAGGATGCACTAGTACAACTAGGAGAACTTGGACAAATTCCAGTTACACACTATAACACACTACAAGAAGCACTAGAGCATCAAAACACTGTTAATAATCTAAAAACAGAAGCAAAACGTATTGCCAACGAAACTGACATGTATCAAGAACAAGTTGATACACTAAAAGAAACTGGACTACAAGAAGTTGATTGGGATAATATGAATGATCTAACAGTAATGAAAGATCATCAGGATTTCTTGTACAAACTGTTAACAAACAAAGATAGTTTTATTCGCAAACGTATTATTGAACAAAACTTACAGTATCTAAACAGCAGGCTTGCTTACTACTTGACTAAACTAGGATTACCGCATGAGGTGCAGTTCCAACCTGATCTTACAGTTGAAATCACAGAGCTAGGCAGAGAACTAGACTTTGATAACTTGAGCAGAGGCGAACGTAACAGACTTATACTTGGCCTTAGTTGGGCGTTTAGAGATGTGTTTGAAAGTATGAACACACCCATAAACTTCCTTGCTATTGACGAACTCATTGACAGTGGCATGGATACAAATGGTGTAGATGCTGCACTAAGTGTTCTCAAAAAGATTGAACGTGAACGCAACAAAAATATCTTCCTAATCTCACACAGAGATGAACTAGTAGGTCGTGTAAACACAATACTACAAGTTATCAAAGAAGGTGGCTTTACTACGTTTAGCACAGATACAGAGTTTGTAGATGCCGAGTAATCCTAAGATATTTGAAAGCCCAGACGGAGGCAAAACAGTATATCGAAGAGACTTTGGTTCTAACATCAGAGAAAAAGTAATACACCCGCAAGAACTACTAACAAAAAAGATATTACCTATAGACGTATTCTATAAACTATTTGGAAAGCAAAATGAATCCTAAAGACGAATATGATTACAATATAACCGATATCAACATAAACAGTTTCAACAACAAAGCTGACAAAGGCGATGACGATTTTGAAGATTGGCTTGTTACTGCACCTTTGATAAGCACAGATGATACCTATCAAGGAACATATGATAGCACTACTACTATTACATTAAACAGTAACTACAACAAATCTTTCAAGTATATCAATGTAAAATCACTCAAATACACTATGCCAATAGACATGCTTTACAAATGGTATCCTGAACAAATGAAAGAGTTAGAAAACGATGACGAAGTTCCTTTTTGATGTAGACGGTACATTAACTGATCCAAGAAAACAAATAGATCCTAAGTTTGAACAAGTGATGCTGGAGTTTGTAAACAATCATCAATGTGTAATTGTAACAGGCAGTGACAGACCAAAAACTGTAGAACAGATTGGTTTAAAGCTCACTAATGCATTTGAAAGGGTATATCATTGTAGCGGCAATCATGTGTTTATCGGAGATCGAGAACACCATAAAAATCCATGGACACTCACTCAACAACAATATGACTTTTTACAACAACAAGTAGACAGTATAGATTATCCAGAGAAAACTGGTAACCATATTGAACAAAGAACTGGTACTGCAAACTTTAGTATTGTAGGAAGAAATGCAGACTGGGATCAACGTGCTAGATATGCTGAATGGGAACAACACCATCACGGAAGACAGTTGGTGTCATTGGCGTTCAATGAAATGTTTGATGATGCTGTAGCACAAGTAGCAGGAGAAACCAGTATAGATATCTTCCCCATTGATTGTGATAAAAGTCAAGTACTAAAACACTATACAGACACAAGAACAATCTTCTTTGGAGACAATTGTTACCCAGGCGGTAATGATTATAGTGCGGCACAAGCCAGTACACATTTTTATCAAATTGACCGAGGATATCAACAAACTTGGGAAATCTTAAAAAAGAGGTATATTTAGGTTGACATTAGCTAAGTTCGGCATATATACTAGTTGCTATATACTAACATGCAATGGACTTATCAAGGCAAACTTATTGAACAAATACCAGAGGAATACGTAGGTTTCGTATATCTCATTACCAACACCACGAATGGCAAAAAGTACATTGGCAAAAAACTGGCACAATTTAAAGTAACTAAAAACCCCCTCAAAGGCAAAAAGAACAAGAGACGATCAACTAAAGAAAGTGACTGGCGTACCTATTGGGGAAGCAGTGACAAGTTGAACGCAGATGTAAAAGAATTAGGCCCAGAGAACTTTACAAGAGAAATACTTTACTTCTGCACAGGCAGAGGTGAAATGAGTTACTTAGAAGCTCGTGAACAGTTCGATCGTAAAGTGCTAGAAACAGATGAATATTACAACGGCATCATAAACGTCCGTGTAGGCGGATCCAAGGCACTCGTAGAATCCCTTAATAGACACCAGTCATAATATAGCCTCCTAATCAAAAGCATTGAGATTGTGCGTAGTAATATGTACCGTCGGATCTTGCTGAGGCAAAACAAACCAAAAGAGTGGGCTCTACTGTGCCATTGTAACCCACGGATATCCAGTAATGTTGACGTTATAGCATCTGGAGTTTCTGCGTCTTAAGCAGTGAGTAAAGGGGTAGCGCAAGACCGCCTCTGCCTATATTAGGTTTCACTATAACGGAGCGATCTGGAGCGGGGTAATGACCTTTAGCTTTTTTTTGCACTTGGCTGTAACAAGCTAAGTGCGACTGAAAACAGGGTAATAACTAATCATAATAAAAATTATATCTAAGAAAGAAATATCATACGAAATGAAATGAGTATGACGATGAGCGTTAGCTCTTCGAAGAAACATTAGAATGTTTGTCTATTCTTTCCCTTTGCTTGTTCTATCATCTGCTTTTCCTTTTCGTTCTTTTCAATTAATGCTTCTTCGATCTCTTTGATGTAATGCATTGGCATTTTGTATAATTCTTGAAGTGTAAAACTTCCTTGTGAATATATCACAATGCTGTTGACTTGACTTCTCAATCTCTTTTGTGCATTTTCGTATCGTTGGATAATTTCTTCAACTTTACTAGCATCACCTATGCTTGCTAGGATATATTTCTGAAAAAAAAAGCTGGGTTAAATTCTATAGCACCTTCAAAATCTTTTAAGCATTCTTCATGACTACAAGTAAAATTAAATGTTTTGTTTAGTCCATTGTTGTTCAATGCTTTTGCTTTCTCTTCGATTTTTGTAATCACATGACGTTTGGCATTGTTGACATATTCGATGATGTGTTGCATGTCTTTAACTTGTGTTCCGTCAGGTGTTGTTACACAAACAATAGCGTCGGCAATCAACGCAATATTTGCGGCACTTACTATAGATAAGTTATTTTGATATTCTTCACTGTGTATAAGTTTATCTTGATCAGATGAATTGTGTAACTGTCTCAGCAAACTTGTACTTTGTATATTTTTAATATGAAATGTATTAAGTGCGGCTACTGTATTAGGTCTTAGTTCAAAAACCAAACCGTCTATTTCAAATATGTTGTCTTGCCCAATTAATCTAACTTTGCTTAAAATACTAGGCAAGTCTATTTCATACATGTTTGGTTCGTTGCAGTGTGTGCAAAAACTTTCCACACTCATTTTTTTGTCATACGTTGCAGCTCTACTGGCTAGCAGTATCACATCAAAGTCTGGTAAACTGAGTTCGTAAGGATCTGCGATGTCAGGAACAATACTGGATATCAGTTTAAACAAACTTTCTCCGTTGTACAAGCTGTCAGGTATACTCAGTAGTATTTCATCTTGTAGTGTCATTGGCATAATACCAATCTCGCCATCTTGGGTGAGTTTGGGCTTGTTAGATAGCCATTTGCCTTGAGTTGGCAGTCTGACATAGATTTCTTTTTGTCTAAAGTGATTAGCTAGTGGATTGTTCATTTTTCGCCTATAAATAACTGTGTATAAAAGTATTTATCTAAATTAAGTGAGCAGTTAATGGCAAGCATATATTTTCAATTTGGTGGACAGAGTGTTGAAGTCAACGCTAGTGAACTTGCTAGTGAAAGCACACTCAATGAATTATTAGGTGCACAAAAATCACTTAATGCTGCACTAGGTGCAGTCAAAGAAGAAGGCAATCAAAGTAATAATATACTATCTGGAATACGCAGAGGCATACAAGAAGGCAATAAAAACAACGAAAAAGACAATATAACATTGATGAGACAAATGCGTCAGGGTGCTGGAAATATAGGCAATCAAGCTATACAATCTTCTCAAAGTGCAACTACATTCAACAGCGCACTCAGTGGATTCTTTTCAGGACTTGGATCTAGTGTTATTGCAACTGCGTTTGGAATGGCTAACCAAGCTGCTATTGATCTAGGTGAAAGTTTCAGATTTGCAAGTAGATTTGGATTAGACTTTGGAAATAATTTTTTAGATGTTAACAAGAGACTTGCAGGTGTTGGTTTAGACTTTACGGAATTTAGTAAAATTATTGCAACCAACCAAGCTGCAATCAGAAGTCTTAGCGATAGCACACAATCCGGCAGTATGGAATTTTTAAAATTAAACGAACAGTTTAGAAAAGGTGCTATAGCCGCTGGCGGATTTAGTATGACCAGTGCAGAGATGTCAGAGTACTTGGGAGAAGAGTTACAGATTAGACGTGATAGCATGAATCAAGAACAGTTTAGAAATGCAACAACAGAACAATTTTCTGCTGCTATGTTAGAAAATCTAAAACAACAACAAGCTATGGCTAAAGTAACAGGACAAGATGTAAGAGAACGAATTAAAGCACAGATGGAAGCCAAGAAAAGTGTAATTGCACAGAGCTTTCTCAGCGAACAAAGCGAAGATACTCGTAAAAAATTCGAAGCAATGACAGGAGCACTCAGTCAATTGCCGGGAGGTAAAGCACTAGGTGAAGCTATTATCAATGGCATTGCTACTGACTTGCCTGCTAATGCTTTTGCTCCTGAATTGATTGCACGTCTAGGCGGCGGCGCAGAGGAATTAATTAATTTTATTAATCAAGGATTTGCCAATGGCGGTGATTTAGATATGACAACACTACAGTCGATGGTACAAAATGTTGCCTCAGATGTAGGACAAAGCAGTAATGTACTGAGAACACAAGCTGCACTTGGAGACAGTGTTGCAGAAGAAATACTCACAGTGCAACAGCGCATGGTAAACACTCAAGATAATATGAGGGAAAACTTTGAAAGTGCATACAATGAATTGACTGAAGGTGTCGAAGGCTCAGGAAAAGAGTTGCAGACATTGACACTCGAATTAGAGGAACAGGCAAAATTAGTAGCTGCTCTAAGACTAGACACAGCATTAAATATTGTTGGTGATGAAGCAAACGATTTAGGCAAAGCGTTTAGTGATTTTACTAAAAACATTAATAACTTTTTATCAAGTGACATGGCAAGCAGTTTAGCAGAAGGCATAGGTGCAGCACTTGGAGAACTTGGACCACAAGCACTACTGAATCTTGGAGCAGGCAATGAGATTGATTTTGCAAGTGAAGCCTTTTTAGGCGGTGTTGTTGCAAGATCCATCGGACAAGATAAGATTGGTAAAATTCTACAAATGAATGCAGCGGTAAATGCACTAGGTGCAGGCGGTGCAGCATTCTTCAAAGACTTTGAGCCAACACAGATAGGAACGGACGCAGATGGTAACCCAGAATACAGTGAAGAAGATCAAGCTAAGTTAGATCTCAGAAATGCATTTGAAGGTGCTAGAGAATTTAACTTATCTCCGACGAGTGTGGCTTCGTTAGTATCTGGGCTTACAAACTCGATGCGAGATATCCTTGAATTCTTTAGACAGGAATCGAATCGGTGACAATATACTGACTTGACAAAACACATAAATACACTATAATAAAGAAAAAGAGATTCATATGAGTTGGAAGAAACATTTTACAGCATACGGCGGGCAAGCTACTGATAGTATGAAGCCTAGCAGTGCTAGCCGCTTTCAGAGCTGGTTGCCTGAAGTTTACAGTGGGCAACCTAATAGAGTTGAGCGTTATGCACAGTATGATCAAATGGACATGGACAGTGAGATTAACGCTGCTCTTGACATTATTAGCGAATTCAGTACACAAGTAGATGAAGTAACAGGTGTTCCTTTTAGAATTGAATACAAAGAAACTGCTACAGAAAGCGAAGCAAAGATACTAGAGTCAACACTTAACCAATGGTGTAACCTACAAGACTGGGACAAACGTATCTTTCGTATGTTTAGAAACAGCATCAAGTACGGAGATCAGTTCTTTATTAGAGATCCAGAAACATGGGAATTATATTATGTAAATCCTGTTGATGTTACCAAAGCAGTTGTAAACGAAGCCAAAGGCAAAAAGCCTGAGCAGTACATTGTTAAAAACATTGATCTCAACATGCAAGAAAAAACTGTAAGCCAACCAGTGCAACACAGTCAAACATACAGTAGTGTAAACAGTATGATGCGTGGACAAGCAGTGGACAAAAGTGCTTATGGACAACAAGCAGGACAGTATGATCCAGGCACAGGCAACATTCAAGAGTACACAGTAGACGCAAGCCATGTTGTACACTTGGGTATGACAGAAGGCATGGACATGAACTGGCCGTTTGGTAGCAGTATCTTAGATCCGATTTTCAAAACATACAAGCAAAAAGAATTGCTTGAAGACAGTATTATCATTTATAGAGTACAACGTGCTCCGGAACGCAGAGTGTTTTATGTTGATGTAGGTAATATGCCTCCCAACAAAGCTATGGGTTTTGTTGAGCGTGTTAAAAACGAAATTCACCAAAAGCGTATTCCAAACAAAACTGGTGGCGGCACAACTATTATGGATGCCGCATACAATCCACTTAGCATCATGGAAGACTACTTCTTTGCACAAACTGCTGAAGGCAGAGGTAGTAAAGTTGAAGTGTTACCAGGCGGAGATAACTTAGGTCAAATTGATGACTTGCGTTATTTCACAAACAAAATGCTAAGAGCATTGCGTGTGCCTAGTAGTTACTTGCCAACAGGTCCAGATGATGGAACAGCAACATACGTGGATGGTAGAGTAGGCACAGCATTTATTCAAGAATACAGATTCAATCAATACTGTATGAGACTACAAAATGCACTAGCACCTACCATGGACAAAGAATTCAAACTGTTTATGAAAAACAAAGGTTTGAGTATTGACGCAAGTTTGTTTGATTTAAAATTTGTAGAGCCTCAGAGCTTTAGTCAATACAAAGAGATTGAAATCCACAGCGCAAGAGCAAATGTATTTGGTAGCTTAGAAGGCGTAAACTACATGAGCAGACGTTTCTTAATGGAGAAATATTTAGGCTTAACTGAAGATGAGATTCTAAAGAATGAGCGTATGTGGGAAGAAGAAAACGAAAGTGGTGTAACTCCAGACGGAGATTCAATGCCAGGATTAGGCAACGTAGGAGTACGTGGCTTTGATGTTCCGGATGGCAGTGACATTGATATGGATGTAGATGCACCCACTGACGATACAGAATCAGGCGCTAGCCCGATAAGTGGTGCAGAAGCTGCACCAACAGGAGACCAAAATGCGTGACGCAGAATTTTTAAAAGAGTATTATGACGCTGAAGAAAACAACTATGCAAATAGAAAAATAGACGATGTGCGCAAGCAACGACTAACACTAAAGCACCTTAATCGACTAAGAAAACAGCGTGAAGTGCATAATATTGAGCATGCAAATAGAACAAAACGTGTAAAGAAAATTTACGCAAGACCTGCTGCAACTTAATAATTTTCAGTTAAATTTTACTTATCTTATGAGCAAAATCATAAAATACCCATTTTTTGGGCCTTTTATCAAGCGAAACGTCTTGGTATTGTAAATATAGATGTAAACCATCTTGGTAAGCCTGTAATTTTTTAAGGAGAAATGATATGAGCGAACACAAGGAATCTTTAGTTAAGGTCCTTGAATACATCGTCAACGATGAGCAGGACAAAGCTGCTGATCTCCTACACAGCGTATTTGTTGAGAAAGCCAAAAACCATTGGGCAAGTATCACTGAAAGCGATGAAGTAGTAGAAGACGAGATTCAAGAAGAAGATCTTGATGAGACTATCGATCTTGATGAAGCTGACGATGATTCAGAGGACGACGAAGTAGAAGAGGCAATTGATGCTTCTGATGCTGAAGAAGATTTCCTTGATGATATCGAAACAGCCGAAGACGAGATCGCAGACGAAGAAATCATGGACGATGAGGACATGGATGACGAAGAAATGGCAGAACCAGAAATGGATCTAGCTATGGACATGGATGCAGACATGGATGACGAACCAGAAGGTGAAGAATCAGATGCAGAAGAAGCAATGGACAACGTAGAAGACGCAATTGCAGAACTACGTGCAGCATTTGCAGACATGATGGGCGACGAGCCAGCAGAAGACGAGCCAGCAGAAGAAGCAATTGCTTTTGAAGCAGACGAAGTTGAAGCAATGGAAGAAGGCGCTACAATGTCAGCAGTTAGTGTATCACACAGTGATAACAGTGACAAAGGCAGTCCAGTAGCCAAAGGCGCTGGTAATGCACATGCTAAACCACACCCAACAGATACATCAGAAGGCGCTAAAGCTAGTGCTCCTGCTGTAAAAGACATGGGCGTAGATGGTCCTCAAGAAGCTGGATCGCCAAGTGCAGCACCTGCACCAAAGCGTGAAGACACAAAGTCAGACAGTCCAATCAGAGGAATGAAGTAATATGTTTACCTCGCTAAAAGAACACTTAACATTTAATCAGGCAAACATTGTCACTGAAGCTATTGAAGAAGCGAACGGTGGCAAAAGCCTGTATATGAAAGGTATCTTTATTGAAGGCGATGTACGCAATCAAAACAATCGTATCTACACCAAAGAAGAAATTCATAGTGCTGTAAAAAGTATCAATGAAAAAATTAAAGGTGGGTACAGTGTATTAGGTGAAGCTGATCACCCAGATGACCTCAATATCAATTTAGATCGTGTAAGTCACATGATCACTGAAATGGATACTGATGGTGCGAACGGTATCGGCAAACTTAAAATTCTACCAACTCCAATGGGAAACATTTGTAAAACCCTATTAGAGAGTGGTGTCAAACTAGGCGTGTCAAGCCGAGGCAGTGGCAATGTTAACGAAAACGGAATAGTTAAAGATTTTGAAATTATTACCGTAGATATCGTAGCAAATCCAAGTGCTCCTGATGCTTACCCCGATCCAATCTATGAAAGAATTATGAATCATAGTAGGGGTAATGTACTATTGGATGTCGCTAGTGCAACTAGACACGACAAAGGCGCACAACGTTATCTCCAGGAAGAGGTGACAAATTTTATAAAAAACCTGAAGTATAGGAGAGATTAATATGGCTCATGCAATGGATGAACTATTAAACTCAAATACGCTCTCCGAAGAGGTCAGATCTTCATTATCTGAGGCTTGGGATACCCAACTAACAGAAGCTCGTGAGGCAATCACAGCTGAACTTAGAGAAGAATTTGCACAACGTTATGAAAATGACAAGGCGCAAATTGTTGAAGCCGCAGATACAATGATTGGTGATGTTATTGCAAAAGAACTTGAAGAGTTCCAAGCAGACAAAGCCAAAGTTGCAGAAGATCGTGTAGCCTATCGCAAGCACATGAAAGAGCATGCAAAATTGCTTGATTCATTTGTGATGGATACACTTCGCAAAGAAATTAATGAACTTCGCGAAGACCGAGTTGTTCAAGAAGCAAACATGTCAAAGCTGGAAGGCTTTGTTATGGAACAACTCACTAAGGAGCTCAATGAGTTTCATGAGGACAAACGCTCACTAGTTGAAGCAAAAGTCAAAATGATTAAAGAAGGCAAAGAAGTTATTAATCAAACTAAAGCAGACTTCATTAAAACAGCCGCAACAAAAGTTAACGGAATTCTTGAGAACACACTCAAGAGTGAACTTAACACACTGCGTGAAGATATCAAAACAGCTAAAGAAAATACCTTTGGTCGTAAGATTTTCGAAACGTTTGCAGCTGAGTTTATGGGTAGCTACTTGAACGAAGGAACAGAAGTTTCTAAGTTATCAAAAGTAGTTGAAAGTCTACAAAGTGAGATTGAAAACAAAAACAAAGCCATTGCTGAGAAAGAAGTATTAGTACAAGAGAGTGCAAAACGTGCTCGTATTGCCGCTGATACAGCAGAAAGAAAGCAAATTATGCAAGAAATGATGCAACCTCTCAGCAAAGACCATAAAGAAATTATGGGTGCATTGCTCGAAAGTGTAAAAACTGACAAGCTACAAAATGCATTTAACAAGTATCTACCATCAGTATTGAAGGAAGATGCTAAAAAACCCCAAAAGAAGGTACTTAGTGAATCTTCAAAAGAGATCACTGGAAATAAAGCACTAAACGAGTCAACAGAAGTTGAATCAGGTGCAGACATTGTTTACCTTCGTAAACTAGCCGGTATTAGTTAAGGAGACCGAAAATGGCAGACAACCTAATGGAAAATTGGAGCGAAACTAAAGTAGCTCTAACAGACGGTCTAACTGGGACTAAGAAAAAAGTGATGGAAACAACACTTGAAAACACTAAGAACTATCTCGCAGAGGCAGCTTCTACTGGTGCAACTCAAGCAGGAAACGTAGCAACACTTAATAAAGTAATTCTTCCAGTGATTAGACGTGTTATGCCAACTGTTATCGCCAACGAAATCGTTGGTGTTCAGCCTATGACAGGCCCAGTTGGACAAATCCACACACTACGTGTACGTTATGCAGAAGCATTTAACTCAACAAGTGGTATTGATACAGCAGCAGGCGATGAGGCACTAAGCCCATTCAAAATCGCAGCTGGTTATTCAGGTGCAGTAGACGATAAAGCGGCTGCAACAAGCGCATTAGAAGGTGAAGCTGGTAAGAAACTAAGCATTCAAGTTCTAAAGCAAACTGTTGAAGCTAAATCACGTAAGCTATCAGCACGTTGGACATTTGAAGCAGCACAAGACGCACAAAGCATGCATGGTCTTGACGTTGAAGCAGAAATTATGCAAGCACTTGCACAAGAAATTACTGCTGAAATTGATCAAGAAATCATTGCAAGCCTAACAAGTCTTGCTGGTGCAGCATCAGACACATACGCACAAGGTAGCGTAAGTGGTACAGCAACATTTGTTGGTGACGAGCATGCAGCTCTTGCAGTTCTAATCAACAAAAATGCGAACACAATCGCAGCCCGCACACGTCGTGGTGCAGGTAACTGGGCAGTTGTTAGCCCAACAGTACTAACAGTACTACAGAGTGCTACAACTTCAGCATTCGCACGTAGCACAGAAGGTACTTTTGAAGCACCAACAAACACAAAGTTTGTAGGTACTCTAAACGGCACAATGCGTGTTTATGTAAACCAGTATGCAGCTAACGACGATGTTCTAGTTGGTTACAAAGGTTCAACAGAAACAGACGCAGCGGCGTTCTACTGCCCATACATCCCACTGATGTCAAGCGGTACAGTACTTGACCCAAGTACATTTGAGCCAGTAGTTAGCTTCATGACACGTTATGGTTATGTAGAACTAAGCAACCAAGCAAGCTCGCTTGGTAATGCTGCTGACTACCTAGCAAAAATTGCTGTAACAACAGGTCAACTTGCATTTACATAATATGTAATTGTTTTACTAAACAAGAAAACAGGGGCTACGGCCCCTGTTTTTATGACTAGTGTTTATAAATATGTATATCAGGAGTTTATTCAATGACAGTAATAAGATCAGCAGATAAGATTAAATTTGATGCTACTAGCACAGTAGAAGTTCAAGACACTAGTTTAAGATTAGCAAATTTAACCACCGCACAGAGAAATGCATTAACTGCTAGCAATGGAGATATGATTTATAACTCCACTATAAATCAATTCGAAGTTTACGAAAATGGCACATGGAGATCATTAGCATCAGATCAAAATGTTACAGACGAAGTAGCAGCTCTAGTAGACAGTGCTCCTAGTACATTAGATACACTAAATGAGCTAGCGGCTGCATTAGGCGACGATCCTAATTTCGCAACTACAACAACAAATAGTATAGCAAATAAGCTACCACTAGCAGGTGGTACAATGTCGGGTGATATTGATGGCAATGGAAACAAAGTGCTATTTGCGAATGTTTATTCTGGTTTATCAGATTTACCAAGTGCAAGCACATATCATGGTATGTTTGCTCATGTTCATGCTACCGGAAAAGGTTATTTTGCTCATGCAGGTGCATGGATTGAAATGGCCAATCAGTCAGACTTAACTACAACAAATACAAATGTTACTAATCTTACTTCAGACTTAACTACAACAAATACAAATGTTACTAATCTTACTTCAGACTTAGCTACAACAAATACTAATGTTACTAATCTTACTTCAGACTTAGCTACAACAAATACAAATGTAACAAACTTAACAAATAACAAACTAAATTTATCAGGCGGGACTATGACTGGCACATTAACACTAAGCGGTGCCCCTAGTAGTAATCTTCATGCAGCAACCAAAGCATATGTGGATACCGCAGTAGCAAGTGCTGGTGGTGGCGGAAGCGAAATCATTTACAGTGGTAACGGATCACAAACACTGAATCCCGGAGATACTGCGGTGATCAAGCTCTTAGGAGATTTATCTGGTAACAGTGTTGGTACTGTTTTATATCGTAACGGCGATAACAATGATAGATTGATCAACAACAACTACAGTCCAAGTGCTTATGCTACATACACTAACAATACAGGTAGTGCTATCACTGGTGTTGGTGTAATTTTAGTAAGCAATGCAGTCAACCATTTTTGGTTTATAGACAGAGCTTAATTTAAATAGGAAAAAAAATGAGTGAAACAAAATTTAATAACGATCTAGATGTTTCCGGAAACATCAACATGTTTGGTAATTTAGTTGCCACTCAGTCTTGGGCTAATTCACAATTTAGTGGAGCTAGTATCGGAAGTATAGATACACTATCAGATGTCGATACAACTACAAATGCTCCTTCAACTGGACAAGTGTTAAAATGGAATGGTAGTAATTGGATACCCCAAAATGATGCTGCAGGAAGTGGTGGCATTTCGTTAACTGACTTGAGTGTTGGTAGTGAAGGATCAGCAAGTGGTGATGGCGCTATTTCTTATGATAACAGTTCAGGAGTTTTTACATACACACCTCCGGATATAAACAGCTCCGTTGATACACATTTAAATCAGTCAAATCCAACCAGTGGTTATGTACTAAGTTGGAACGGAAGTGATTATGCATGGGTAGCACAGACAGGTGGCGGAGGCACACCAGGAGGCAGTACAACTCAAGTACAATTTAATAATGCAGGTGCATTTGGAGGCGACAGTGATTTTACGTATAACAGTACTACTAATACACTAACTGTTCCCAATATTACAGCAACAAATTTAAATGTAACAGGATCAGGTAGTACAACTATCAGTGCTGGAGCAAATATAGAACTAGACGCAACAAATCGTGTACTAGTTACAGATACTCCATTTAGATTAGCAAGTTTTACAACAACTACTCGTAATGCTATTTCTAGTCCTGCAAATGGAGATATGATTTATAATACTACAACTAATCAATTGGAAAGTTATGAAAACAATGCTTGGGTGGCAACCGCAGGTAGTAGCGGCGCTAGTGGAGATATCACAAGAGTTAATATTACAGCAGGTACAGGTTTAACAGGAACACAAGATACAACAACAGGTGATCATACACAAACACTAGCAGTTGACGTAGGCACAACAGCAAACAAAATTGTACAGCTAGACGGAACAGCAAAATTACCAGCTGTAGATGGATCACAGTTAACTAACATTAGTGGCAGTGGCATTGCAAGTGTAGCAGCAGATACAACTCCACAACTTGGTGGTGACTTAGATGTAAATGGTAAAACAATTGCACATACATTTACGATAGGATCAAACGGATCTACAGATTATACATTCTCAGATGCAGGAAACATATGGTTTCCGACTACTGAAAATGACCCAGTATTATATCTTCGCAGAGGTGAACAGTATATATTTGTAAACAATTCAGGCGGCGGGCATCCTTTTGAAATTAGACAAAGTGCCGGTGGAGCGGCATATAACACCGGAGTGACTAACAATAGTGCTTCGAGTGGAAACATTGTATTCAAAGTGCCTATGAGTGCTCCGTCGACATTGTATTATCAATGCACCATACATTCGGGTATGGGTAATACAATTAATATTGTTTAAGGATTTGCAATGAGTGAAAAAGAATATATTGTTACACTAACAGTAGATGCAGACCCTAGTAGTTTTCAAGCAGAAATGACACAAAATTCTGGAGATTCGTCTATACCTTCTCGCAGTGTTGATATTGCAAATCCAAGACCAGGATCAGTGCGTAATACACATTATAGTTTAACAGCAGAAGAAGCTGAAGCATTAAAAAATGACAATAGAGTATTAGATGTAGAAGTTCCGCCAGATGATATACCAGATTCTGGAATGGAACTTTATGCAGTTCAGTCGGGAGATTTTACCAAAACTAGTAGCAGTAGTGGATCTCACCTTCCGTGGGCAATACATAGATGTTCAAGAACCACCAATGATTATGGAGCAGGAACAACTGTTAGCGGAGATTATGAATATAACTTAGACGGAACTGGAGTTGACATAGTAATACAAGATAGTGGTATTCAAGCTGATCATCCTGATTTCAACGATGCAGATGGAAACAGCAGAGTAACATCTATTAACTGGGCAACTGAAAGTGGTTTAAGTTTTACACAAAGTGCTAATCACGATAGAGATTATCATGGACATGGCACACATTGTGCAGGAACTGCTGCAAGTCTTACATATGGATGGGCTAAAAATGCTCGTATATACAGTCAAAAACTCGGTGGGCTTGAAGGTAGCGGCGATAGTGGAACAGGTATTAGTTCTACATATGCATTTGATGCAATAAAAATTTGGCATCAAAACAAACCAGTTGATCCTGCAACAGGATACAAGCGTCCTACAATAGTTAATATGAGTTGGGGATATTATGTAGATAATAGCTTTGAGCCATATGATGGATACTATAGAGGAACACAGTGGACATACGACAATAATAATACAGGTGTTGCTAATAGTTTTTCAGGTTCTTTACTAATGCAACAAAGAACCGGGCTGCCATTGTGGAATGCATATACCAGTCAATCTGTTAGGAGAACAAATCCTAGATATACTAGTGTTGATACTGATGTAGAAGAATTAATTGCAGCAGGTGTCCATGTGTGCATAGCGGCAGGTAATAGAAATTTACCAATTGATGTCGACGGAGGTCCTGATTATAATAATAGATATAGAGTTAATCCATACGGAACTCCGGGTGGTTATATCTACTACTGTCGAGGAAGCAGTCCATTTAGTACAAATGCATTTATGGTAGGATCTGTAGATGATGTTGTTAATTCTACTGGTAATCTAGAACAAAGAGCTTCGTATTCCAATAGTGGCCCGGGTGTTGATATATACGCACCTGGAGATAATATTATAAGCACTATGAGTACAACCAACGAAGGTGCAGACGGTGATTATCCAAGTGATGCTAATTTTAAAATTGGCAGTAAAAGTGGAACAAGTATGGCAAGTCCGCAAGTATGTGGTATAGGTGCATTAGTATTACAAGTTAACCCACACATGACTCCTGCACAGCTAAAAACTTTCCTACATAATCAAGCACAGTCGGGTAAACTTAGAGAAGATCCAAATTATTCAACATGGACTATTGCAAATTCAAATTATAGAAGTTCGGCCTCAGATGGTAGGTATCTTCAAGGTGCACCTGACCGTTATTTGTATAGTCCGTTTCCAGGACAATATAAGTTTAGAATTCAGAATCCATAGTAGTTCACAGCTAAATATATGTAATAAGTGAGAGACATATATGGCGTTGAATTTAGATCATCAAAGAGATAGGATTACCACTAGTACTGGTAACATAACTATCAATACTGCTGGCAGTTTGCGTATACCAGTGGGTAACACTTCCCAGAGACCACAAGGTGGTGTAGTACAAACTGGGCAAATACGATTCAATACACAACTAAATGAATTTGAAGGTTACAACGGCACTGCTTGGAAAAACATAGGTGGCGTTAGTGATACTGATGGTGATACGTTCATTGATGCTGAACAGTCAGCTGACGATGATGTACTAAGATTTTTTACAGCAGGTTCTGAAAGAATAACAATCAGTGACACAGGTATTGTTGCTATTTCTACTGCAACACAAAGCACCACATTCAATGATGGCGCACTAACAATTGCAGGCGGCGTAGGCATTGTTAAAGATTTAAATGTAGGCGGCAACATAAATGTTACTGGAAATGTTACTGTGGGCGGCACCATTAATTTAGGTGACGACGATACAGATAACATCAATATCAATGCAGATATCAACAGCGATCTAATTCCAAACATAAATGACAGTTACGATTTAGGCAGTGCAACAAAGTCTTGGAAAGATCTATATCTAACTGAAAGCATAAACTTTAAAGGTGCAACAGGCGAAAATGAAATAGTTGTTCCTACTAATCTAGCAGATGCACTGAGTGTTAAGGATGATGCTAATAATGATATATTAGTAGTAGACACAACTACAGGTGCTATTACAATCACACTTAGTGGTAGTTTAGTTGTACCTAGTATGGCAGTGAGTGATCTAACTGACAACAGAATTGTTGTAGCAGGCACAAACGGCGAACTTGAAGACGACAGTAACTTTACTTTTGATGGAAGTATATTCAAAGTATCAACTACAGATGCTATTGTTATACCAACCGGTACAACTGCGCAACGTCCAACTGCACAAACTGGTATGCTACGTTTTAACAGTACAAGTGGTAAAGCAGAAATTTATAACGGTAGTGGATGGATAGATGTAGGCAGCGGAACTGGCACAGTCAACGAAGCATTTAAAACAATCAGTGTCAGCGGTCAAAGTGATGTAGTTGCAGACGATCCAACAGACACACTTACATTTGTAGCTGGAACAGGCATTACAATAACAACCAATGCTGCAACTGATGAAATTACAATTACAGGTGTAGCGCAATATGGTGATTCAGACGTTGATACACATCTTAATACTAGCACTGCTAGTACAAATGAAGTATTAAGTTGGGACGGAACAGATTATGCATGGGTAGCTAACTCCGGTGGCGGTGGTGGATCAGGATTCAGCGATAAAATTGAAGACGCTGACGGCGACACACATGTTAAAGTAGAAACAAACAGCGACGAAGATTTTATTAGATTTACCACTGCTGGAACAGAACGTATAAGTGTTGACAACACTGGCATTTTAACAATAGGTGATCTAGCTGGTAGTACATACTACAAATTTCCAACTGCTAGAGGTACAACAGGACAAGTACTAGCACTAGATGGTAGTGGAAACTTAACATTCCAAACTGTTAGTGGCGGAGGCGGCGGAGGTGGCTCCGCTGTTTACTATCAAACCACTGCTCCTAGTATTGGTGTAACAGCAGGAGATCTTTGGTTTGATACAGGAACTACTGGTGAACTGTATGTATATACAGGTAGTGAATGGATCAGTACAACACCAGGCGCAGACGCAAGTTTTATCACAGTAAACTTTACTGGAACAGGAAGTCAAACAGCATTTGATACACAAGCCGGACAAGGCACTGTTAGCATGGTATTCTTGAATGGTGTATTAATTCAGCCAACCAATGACTACACGGAAAGTAACGGTGTTGTTACGTTTGTGACAGCTCCATTGCTTAATGATCAAATTGATGTTGTTGTTACAGGCGAAGTAAACGCACTTACGCTTCCTAGTTTAGGATTAGCAAATCACGGATTTATTGTTGTTGACACTAGCGGTAATGTAACTATGAACAGTGTTAAGGTTAGTGACCTTACTGATAACAGAATAGTAATTGCTGGCACTGCTGGCGAGCTAGAAGATAGTGCTAATTTAACATTTGATGGCAACGACTTAGTAATTGATACAAACAGTAGTATCAGAGTTCCTGTGGGTACAACTGCACAAAGACCTACAGCGGCTACTGGACAATTACGTTTCAACACAACCGATAGTAGTTTTGAAGGATATGACGGAACAGCATGGGGTGCTATTGGCGGCGGTGGAACATTAAACATCGCCGGCGATAGTGGTACTGATGCTATTGATGTTGAAAATGATACATTTACAATTATAGGCGGCACTGGACTAACCAGTACAGTAACTAATAATCAAGTTGCTATTGCATTAGACAATACCGCTGTTACTCCGGGTGCGTATGGTAGTACAACTGCTATTCCTGTTATTACTGTTGATCAACAAGGACGTATTACAGCAGCAAGTACAGCCGCATTAAGTGTTAATAAATTTGCTACTATTAACGTTACAGATACAAACAGCGGATATTCATTTTCACAAACAGGTAGTTTGAATGCTGTATCAGACAGTGATTCTCTTACATTTTTAGGAGGCACAAATGTTGATATTGATGTTGATACTACTAACAATGTAATAAAGATTGATGCAGTATCTAACAGTGCATACACACTACACAGTTTTACAGGTACAGGCAGTCAAACAACATTTGTTACTAGTAACACAGCAATTAGCGATGCGCAAATATATATCAATGGTGTATTATTAGATGCTGCTGATTATAGCATTGCCGCAAATGGTAATATTACATTTGGTGTTGCTCCTCTATTAAATGATGAAATAAGAGTATATGCATTTACTACTGATGTAAGTGTGTTTAGTCTAGCGGCATTGGGTATTGACAATCACGATGAAATCACTGTAGACAGTAGTGGAAATGTTACACTCACCGGAACACTCACACTAGCAAGTGATCCTACAGCAAACTTACATGCTGCAACAAAACAGTATGTTGATGCACAACTTACTGCACAAGACTTAGATGTAGCAGGCGACACTGGCACAGGTGCAATAGATTTAGATAGCCAAAGTTTAACAATAGCTGGCACAACAAACGAAATAGAAACTAGTGCAAGCGGTCAAACAATCACAGTTGGTTTACCCAATGATGTAACAATTGGCAACGACTTAATTGTAACAGGTGATCTAACAGTAGATACTGACACACTTGTAGTAGATAAAGCAAACGACAGAGTTGGTGTTGGTATAGCAACACCATTAGAAACATTGCATGTAGATGGTGCAATTAGAATAGACGGAGTGAGCAACTTAGAAACAGCAAGCACTTCGTTGTCAACAACCACACAGTCTGCAATAGATACTTTCGCAACAACAAAATTTAGAAGTTGCAAATACACAGTACAAGCAACTGATACAGTGAGCAGCGAATATCAAGTAGTTGAAGTGTTATTGATACATGACGGAACAACTGCATACGTGACCACATATGGTGTTATGTTTACAGGCAGTGCCGAATTAGTTACATTTGATGCAGATATAAACAGTGGAAATGTTAGATTACTAGCAACTGGTGCTAGTGCAAATAGCACACAGTACAAAATTACAAGAATAAGCACATTGGTATAATAGTATGGCAGTTAAAGATTTTATAGTAAAAAATAATACTCAAATGGCAGGACATATTACTGTAGGCGGCTACTTAGCAGGTCCTGCTAGTTTTGTAATTGATCCGTCGGCAGTTGGAGATAACACAGGTACAGTTGTTATTGCAGGTGACTTACAAGTTGACGGAACACAAACATCTATTAACAGTACAACTGTAAATATCAATGATTTAAATTTAACACTAGCCGACGGAGCCGCAAATGCATCAGCAGCTAACGGCGCAGGCTTGACAATCGATGGCGCTAATGCTACATTTACATACAACAGCGGAACTGATAAATTTGTTGTTAACAAAAGTATCACAGGTATTGCGTATGCTGATATCAGCGGCACACCTACAGATCATATCGCACTAACAGATATTAGTGTAGGCACTCCTGCAAGTGCAAGCGGTACTGGTGCAATTGCATACAATAATTCAACTGGCGTGTTTACATATACACCTCCGGATCTAAGTGGATACTTAACTAGCGAAACATTTACAAGTGTCGTACAAGATACTACTCCGCAGTTAGGTGGTGATTTAGATGCAAACGGAAACAATATTCTATTAGACAATGCTACGAAAATTAGTTTTGGCTCAGACACACTTCAAGTAAAAACTGATGGAAGTAGTAATAGTATTATTCAAGGTTCTAGTACAACATACCTCAGAGGTAGTAGTGTTAACATTGGATCAAATGGTGGCAGTGGAGGATATCCTAATACAATACTTGTAACGGGAAATGTAAGTACAAGTCATG